TTATTGAATCGTCAGAACCACGCGGCCAATCAGCCTGATATCATCAATCCCGCAATCAAACGCTACGCCGATGCCGCTGACGTGCACCTTCCTGACCGGAATGCGCGTTAGCGTCCTGACGCTGGCGGTTCCTTCAATTTCGACCAACCAGACGCCGTCATGCATATCTTCAAAATCGGTATCGATGATGTACTGGGTGGTTTCCGCCAACAGTAAGAAAGCACTGCGCGGTTCCTGTTTCAATGGCGCGTATAGCGCTTTATCCAGCATCACATAACCCGCTTCCTCGATTTTGCCGCTGATTAGCTTTTTTCTAACCAGCGTGGGCGTGTCGGGTTTGCTTTCAGAGAATTTTGAGCCTTTGCCTGTGATCAACCATTGCAGGTCTGCGCCCGTTTCCATCACGCACTGTAAAACGATATCTGAAGGAAAAACATCACGTTTATAGCGTGCAGACAGGCTACTTGCTGCAATTCCAAGGTGATCTGCAAGCTGCATTTTCATGGTAAAGCCGTAGGCATCGACAACGCGATCCAGAGCTTCTGCGCTCGAGTTCGGAAATTTGAAATTAGTATAAACGCTCATTTTTATTGACACTTAGATTTAGTCTAAGTATCCTCCAGTTTAAGTTAGCCTTTGAATGATGCAACAGGGTGCGGCTTTATCTGATAACTCAAGATTTTGCCTGATGAGGCTCATTTTTACAATCATCAAGCCAGAACCTTATTGTCGCAATGAGATGCAGGGCTAATGCAGACAGCGCACGTGGAGAGGCGCGTAAAAGCGCGCTTTCAGGGTCGAAAGCGCTCTCAGGCCGCGGCTGGCGCAGCAACGCGCCCTGCCCGGGGCAATCTGGGGGGAAACCGTCTGCGCACCTGCCGTTTCGCTTAATGCTTAACGAGCGTTATGGATGAGACAGGCGCGAATCCGCCGCCAGTAAAACGTCACTGTAATAACGATGAGGGTATTGATTCGTCAAAACCCGCTGCAACGTTTTCGGAGGAGCCTATGAACCGCACCGTCCAGGTCATCAGTCAGTCATCTGCCGGGCCACGTTTCACCGCAGAGCAAGACTGCCACAGCGAAAAAATGACGTTTGATGCGTTTCGACAACACTGGCGCTTGCTGCGCGATCACAACCGAAACCCATCGCTTCGCTATTTTAATCGTCAAAATGATGACTTTAAATTTTGCGTATTAACCCTGGCTAACCGCGACTGCCCGGGCATGTTCAGGCTGGAAGACATTGGCAGGCCTTTCCAGTTTTTTGACCAGGCGCGCCGTGAGCACATCATTTTAGCAATGAATAAGCTGGCCCGCTGGGGAAACATGTTGCCGCGTCAGTTCTCAACGGCTGACTGCTTTCTGCCTGAATAAATAAATCACCCCTGACGTGATGACGTAAACCCGTCGGGCATGCCTTTGCCCAAAATCTGGAGAGAAATGATGAATAAAGAGACACATCCAATGAACGACGCCATGGCCTTTACCCTCAATAAACTGCTCGATAATGAGCGTAAAGCCTGCGCGCTGGCCGTGGCGAAGCGGCTGAGTGCGATGGCAGCGCACATTACGCGGCAGACGCTAAACGGCATCGAAGCAGCAGAGCTGTTGCGATCTGAAGCTGAGCGTTATGAAAACGAATCAGGTGAGATGCGCTAATGGCAGATGCAATCGATATTGCGCAGCAGCGCAGCGAGGAAATCCTGGCGCAAAATATCGCGCAGGTTACGCAACGTCCTGTGGCGATCGGCGCCTCGCTCTGTGAAGAGTGCGACGCACCGATTCCTGAAGCGCGCCGTCGTGCGCTGCAGGGCGTGACCCGCTGCCTCTCCTGTCAGGAGTTGAGCGAGCTGAGAGCACGTCTTCACTACGGGAATACGCGATGATGTCGTTCGCTTACCCGTGGAATGCCCCGCGGCTGGCGATAGCCAGCCCGTATCTGACCCATGACCAGCAGCAGCACCGTCATCGACAGATTGCGGCGTGGTTGCACGGACAGAAAATTCTTCGTGCCCAGCCCAGCATTGTCCAGATGGACGTGAAGCGTCGTCTTGCCAGTCTGGAGCAGCAGCAGGGAACAGCCCGGGCCAATGCCTACTTAGCAAAAACCTTTGTTGAGCGCACATTGCCACGTGTTGACGCTGTTAACCGACGTTATCAACTGCATGATATGCGCACGGGCGTTGTCGCACAGCTGACCCGCAGCATGTCCTGCCCGCAGGGGGCAGCCAGAGCCGCCGGCACGCTGTGGGAACTGATGAAACGCTTTAACCGCCTTGCGGATATGTCCCGTGCCGACACTGATGTGCTGGCAGGGGATATCGCGCATTTCATTCACGCGGAGCTGGTGCAACTGCACACTCACGCCCAAACCGATACGGACTACCGTTATACCCACAGACTGTATATGACCGCGGCGGTGATCACCCGTGAGCTGGGTCAGACGCCGCCTTTATGGGAAACCGTCAGCGCCCGCGTATTCTGCCCTGAAGCGGTGACCTCAGCTATTCTGCGTATGCAGGCGGAAAAATGGTGGAAAGGTCAGCTGCGTCGTATCAGTGCCTTCTGGCGTGAACATCTGCATATCGCCCTGGCAAACGTTAATAAAACGCATTCCCCTTATGCCAGCCTTATGGCCGTAGCGGAATGGCGTGAGCAACGCCGCCGTACCCGTGATTTCCTCCAGGGAATGGATCTGGAGGATGAAGAGGGCAACCGCATCAGCCTGATTGAAAAATACGACGGCAGCGTAGCCAATCCGGCTATTCGTCGTGCTGAACTGATGACGCGTATTCGTGGCTTCGAAACCATCTGTCAGGATATGGGCTTTCGGGCCTGCTTCTACACGTTAACCGCGCCGTCACGCTATCACGCGACCTTGCAGAGTGGTCACCGTAACGCTAAATGGACGGGGGCCAGCCCGGCCGAAACACAGCGCTATCTCTGCTCACTCTGGCAAAAAGTGCGGGCCAAACTGCACCGTGAAAAGATCAGCATTTTTGGTTTACGGGTTGCGGAGCCGCATCATGATGGCACGCCCCACTGGCATTTGCTGATGTTTATGCGCCCTGAAGACGTTAATCGCGTAGACGAGATCCTGCGCCATTACGCCTGCCAGCAGGACAGTGAGGAACTGAACAGCGCAAAGGCACGCAAAGCCCGTTTTCACGTCGAAGCGATCGATCCGGCGAAAGGCAGCGCGACCGGCTATGTTGCCAAATATGTTTCTAAAAATATTGACGGCTATGCGCTAGAGGGCGAGCGGGATAACGAGAGCGGTAAACCGCTAAGAGAGACAGCGATGGCGGTGTCGGCATGGGCAGCACGCTGGCACATCCGCCAGTTTCAGTTTATCGGAGGTGCGCCCGTAACAGTTTATCGCGAACTTCGCCGCATGGCGGACACCGAAACCGCGCATGGCCTGAGCGTGGAATTCGCCGCGGTGCACGATGCGGCCGATGCCGGTCAATGGGCCGACTACATCAATGCCCAGGGCGGCCCGTTCGTTAAACGCGACGCGCTTGCGGTGCGCACCTGGTACCAGCCCGCCGAAAGCTGTAATGCGTTTGGTGAGGAAATCCAGTCAATTAAGGGCGTTTACGCCACTGCTGTTGGTGCTGATACGCCAGTCCTGACGCGGTTAAAGCTATGGAAGCTGGTGCCCAAACGTGCTGAAGATGCGGGCGACGAAAAAAGCCAGTCCGCTTCGTTGTCTTGGAGTTCTGTTAATAACTGTACGGATCCCGTAAGCCGTTTTTATGCCGGAAGTGAGGTCTCTGACGATCTGCGCACAGAACCGTGGCGCAGAGGTCACCAAGGCGAAAGGGCTTCCAGGTTTATCTGCCGGGCTTCGCCTTTACGCATTCCTGGCCCTGTTTCAGGCCACGACAGAGGCGATGCTTCTCCTGCGGCCCAGCCAACGGTGAGGATTTCTTTTTCGCCCTGACGTGACGAAAAGGCGGAGTGAAAACCTGCTGTTTTGGATGGGTAAATGAAGAAAATCTATTGATTTTTCTTACGCTTCTGGCGTGAGTGTGCCTTCACCTGTCTGGCAGGCAGTACAACAAAAGTTGATGCCTATCAACATGATATAATTTTTTACGAACTATCTTAAAACGCTTCCACAGTTAATGAATGCTATGATACTGTATGTATGTACAGTATTTATTTTGGGGGAGGGAATTGTGGGAAATGAATTACATGAGCGAGTCATGCTTGAACGCGTCGAACTTATCGCCAGGCTTACCAGTGAAGGAGCCTGCCGGGAGCGTGACAGGGAAATCGCGTTAAATTTGATCGCTGAAATCGCTGCGAACTACACCCTTTCCGATAACCACTTTTCTGTTGTCTTTGCGGCGACGCCATTAAAAAAATCATGATGGCGACGCGTTCACTGTGACATCAGGACGGTTGTCCGTTGCCTGAGCCATCTTAACGGATGAGAGGGTTCAGGCGCGGGCAACAGCAAAACCGGGCCAGTGCGTTTTATCGCTGACATTGCGTCATGACCGACCGAAAACGCCGGGCATCTGCTGCCTGCAGGCGTTTGCAGCAACCCCTGTTCGCCAGGCGTAGTCTTCCCCCACCTTTACTGAATAACGTTATCCCGGCCGCTTTCCTGTCAGCGTTCGCGGCAATCTTTTGGTTACTGCCCCTTTCCTGTTGCTGGCTTACGACCTCTCCCGGTCGTCGCTGTGAAAGCAAATACGCTCACGTCATCCCAGCGCTTTCGCGACCCTTCCATCGACGCCCGCATTCAGGGTGTAACCCTCTGCCCGCCCAGCCTTGAGCGGACGGCCTTGCGTTGAGCAAGCGCCTGCTGAGGCACACACTACTTCTGACAAGCGGCAGGCACAGCAATCTCTGGATCGCTCTGCGCGAAGGCCAATGCACATCGCGTATCCGGGTTATCCGGATTCGGCTTCAGGGCGGTTTGGTGGCCCGACGGTGCAATTCTCTGAACAGGTTTCTGTTGGCCAACGGGGCCTTTATTGCCTGTCACCACGACAGCGGATGTTCTCAACTTATCACCTACTCGACCATGGCTTTTACGCTCATAAGGGGCCAATCAATGCTGATTTACGCACAACAGGAAGAAACCGTTGATGAGATCTGCTGGCGTTACTACGGACGCACGCAGCAGGCGGTTGAACAGGTTTATGCCGCCAATCCTGGCCTGGCAGAACAAGGCCCAACATTACCGCACGGATGCAGAGTGGTGTTACCGGAGCTGCCTCAGGCGGCCACGGGTGAAACCCTCAATCTGTGGGATTAGCGCCAATGGAAAAAATCAGTTCTCTGATTAATTACCTCATCGGGATCGTCCTGATGTGGTTTGGACGTCACACACCGCAGGATATCGCCTTTATGGTTGGCTCTGGCGTCGCCGTTTTGACCATGTGCACTAACGTTGCGACGTTTTTTATCAACTGGCACTACCGTCGCAAAACTTACGAGCTACAGCAGCGCAACTTACAGGGGCTTAACTTTGAGCCAGACCGCTAAACGTTGCGCCGTGGCGGCCGTACTGGCCCTGGCCGCGTTGCTACCACAAATCAACATGCTGAAAACCTCTGAAGCCGGCCTGAAGCTGATTGCCGATGCAGAAGGCTGCCGCACCTCGCCCTATCAGTGCAGCGCCGGCGTCTGGACCAACGGCATTGGTCACACGCAAGGTGTTACCCCGACCAGCGTGGTGAACGAGCGCCAGGCCGCAGTAAACCTGGTTTACGACGTGATGCGCGTTGAACGCGGGATCGACCAGTGCATGCCACGTGAAATGCCGTACCAGGTTTATGACGCGGTGGTGTCATTCGGTTTTAACGTTGGCGTGCACGCCGCCTGTCACTCAACGCTGGCGGGATTGATCAACAGCGGCCGCTGGCACGATGCCTGCCTGCAGCTTAAGCGCTGGGTATATGTCAAAGGCACCTACAACCCGGGCCTGGATAACCGTCGCCAGCGCGAAATGGCGTGGTGTTTAAAAGGAGCGGCATGATGCGACTGGTTGCACTGGCGATCGCCATTTTGCTTATTGCCCTGGGCTTAACCGGCTGGCGCCTTAGCGTGATGACTCATCAACGGGATGAGGCACTGCGCAGGGTGAGTACGCTGACGGCTGACGTCAGCAGTCGGGACAAGGCGCTGGCCCAACTCGATGCGGATATCCAGGCTAGCCGAAAACGTGAGGCGGCGCTGCGGCTGCTTCAGAACCAGGCCAGCGCGCAGGCGCTCCATCGTGAAACCATTATCAGAAGAGAAACCGATGCCAATCCCGCTTTACGTGCCTGGAGCGCTGCTGCTTTGCCTGCTGACGTTATCCGGCTGCACAGCCGTCCGGCCTTCAGCAATGCCCGAGATTATCTGGACTGGTTGTCCACGCGTGACAAGTTGCCCCATTCCGGAAAACAACCTGCAGACGCAGGGTGATTTGGCGGCGGATAACCGCCAGTTAGAGGCTGCGCTCGCATCGTGCGGGTTGCAGATTGAGATGATTAAAGCGTGCCAGGAGCAGCATGATGTTGAAAGCGACCCAACTACGCCAGGTGCTGATAAACAGCGTTCCGCTGCTTCAGCAAAATCCTGACAACCTGACGATAGCGATTCAGTCCGGAAACCTGGTTTCCACGCTGGCCAGCTCGCTGTCGTTTGAATACCACTTCCAGCTGGCCGTCACGATTACTGACTACGCAGAGGATATCGATCTGATCATGGTTCCCCTGCTGACATGGCTTCGGGAAAACCAGCCCGACATCATGGTTTCGGATGAGAAACGTCGCACCGGCTTTACCTTCACCCTTGAGGCAACCGGCGATGGGCGCAGTAAGGTGAATATCACTCTGCAACTGACCGAACGCGTCTGGGTTGAGCAGCAGAACGGCGCATTACACATCACGCATCTGCCAGAACCGGCTATGCCGGAAAATGTTGAGCGCCCCTGGCAGTTGTACATCAAAGGCAAGCTGGTCAGCGAATGGAAAACATAGCGATAACCCCTATCCGCTGACGCGCTGTTTAGCCATCCCTGGGTAGACGGCATTCGATTGCCGCTTTTCTCCTGCAACGAGAAACTAATGCCATGAACGAGCAAATATTAGAAATCAAGCGCTTGCTGCGCAACATGGTCCGCATTGGCACCGTTGCCGCCATCAATCTGGAGGCGGGAACCTGCCGGGTAAAAACCGGCGATAACACCACTGACTGGCTGCACTGGCTAAGTGCCCGGGCGGGAAGAACCCGTTCATGGAATGCGCCGTCGCCAGGCGAGCAGGTGCTGATCATAAGCCTGGGCGGTGAGCTGAACAGCGGCTTCGTGTTACCCGGCGTGTTCTCTGACGCCAGTCCGGCGCCCTCGGCCTCTGCCGATGCGCTGCACTACTCTTTTCCCGATGGTGCGGTCATTGAATACGAGCCTGCAACCGGCGCGCTGAAAGCCGAAGGGATTCAGACGGCGACGATCAAGGCGGCTGTCAAAATCCTGCTGGATACGCCAGAGGTGGAGTGCACCACGTTACTGAAAACCGCCACGCTGGAAGTGACCCAGGGCGGCACCATGAAGGGCGATGTGTCGCACAGCGGCGGCAGCTTCGCCTCCAACGGCAAAGTGCTGCATACGCACCAGCATCCGGGCGACAGCGGTGGCACCACAGGAGCACCATTATGACAACAGCACGCTACACCGGCATGAGCCGCGAAACAGGCGTAACCCTCGTTGAGCTGGAGCATATCCGCCAGTCCGTCCGTGACATTCTGACGACGCCGCTGGGATCGCGGGTGATGCGCCGTAACTACGGTTCACTGTTGTCGGCGCTAATTGACCAGCCGCAGAACGACAGGTTGCGCCTGCAAATCATGTCGGCCTGTTATATGGCGATCCTGCAGTGGGAGCCGCGCATCAGCCTGACTGCCATTAATTTTGAATCTGCGTTTGACGGCGGGATGGTGGTGGAAATCACCGGCAACCGTGCGGACACCGCGCAGGATTTTTCGTTAACCGTCCCTGTGAGTTGAATCATGCCTACTATCGACCTGAGCCAGCTGCCTGCGCCAAACGTGGTGGAAACGCTGGACTATGAAACGCTGCTTGCCGAACGCAAAGCCACCTTGATTTCGCTCTATCCTGCAGATGAGCAGGCATCGGTTGCCCGGGTTCTGGCGCTGGAGTCCGACCCGCTGGTGAAACTCCTGCAGGAGAACGCCTACCGGGAAGTCATTCTGCGTCAACGCATCAACGAGGCGGCCAAGGCGGTGATGGTGGCCTGGGCCAATGGCAGCGATCTGGATCAACTGGGCGCCAACAACGGCGTGACGCGGCTGGTGCTGACGCCGGCAGATACCAGCGCTACGCCGCCCGTTGAGGCGGTAATGGAGCGGGATGAAGACTTCCGCGCCCGCATTGCCGCCGCGTTTGAAGGGCTGAGTGTTGCGGGGCCGTCCGGTGCTTACGAATTTCATGCACGCAGCGCCGATGGCCGCGTAGCCGATGCCTCGGCTATCAGTCCCTCTCCCGCCAGCGTCACGATTACCGTGCTGTCCCGCGAAGGCAACGGTGCGGCGGGCAGCGACCTGCTGGCGATCGTGAATGCCGCGCTAAATGATGAAGATGTTCGTCCGGTTGCTGACCGGGTTACCGTCCAGTCGGCTCAGATTGTGGATTACCGCGTTGACGCCACGCTGTATTTGTATCCCGGTCCCGAGGCGGAGCCCATCCGTGCCGCATCCGAGGCGAAGCTCAAGGCATTTGTAAACACCCAGGCACGTTTAGGCCGCGATATTCGCAAGTCTGCGCTGTATGCCGCGCTACATGTAGAAGGTGTACAGCGCGTCGAACTGGCCCAGCCGGTGGCCGATGTGGTGCTGGATAAAACCCAGGCGGCGTTCTGCACCGGCTACCAGATCACGGTAGGAGGTTCCGATGAGTAAACGCCTGCTGCCAACGGGTTCATCAGCCCTGGAAGTTGCCGCGGCTGAAGCCTGCGCAGCGCTGGAATCCATTCCTGTTCCTTTGCGCCAGTTATGGAATTCGCAGACCTGTCCGGTGGAGCTACTGCCTTACCTGGCCTGGGCCTGGTCGGTGGATCGTTGGGATTCGGGCTGGAGCGAAAGCACGAAACGCAGCGTGGTTGCTGCATCGGAATATATCCATAAACACAAAGGGACGATTGGGTCGCTGCGTCGTGTGGTGGAGCCGATTGGCTACCTGATCCGTTTCACCGAATGGTGGCAAAACGATGGGGTTCCGGGCACCTTTCGCATCGATGTTGGCGTGCAGGAAGCCGGGATTGATGAGGCAATGTACAACGAGCTTGAGCGGTTAATTGCTGATGCAAAACCGGTTAGCCGACATTTGATTGGATTGTCTATCAATCTTGATTCAACGGGTTCTTTACCTGTGACTGTCGCCAGCTATAGCGGTGACGAATTAACCGTTTATCCCTTTATACCTTAATCAACACCGCAGGCGGTTCAGGTTACACCGTGCAGCGGTCCATCTTAATGATCTGACGGAAGTGAGAGCATGACAACGAAATATTTTGCCCTACTGACCAATCAGGGCGCGGCAAAGCTAGCCAATGCCGCATCCCAGGGTACTCAACTGAAGATTACCGAAATGGCTTTGGGCGATGGTGGAGGCAGCCTGCCAACACCGGACCCCGCGCAGACCAAATTGATTAGCGAAAAGCGCCGTGCCGCACTGAATACGCTGAAAACAGATACCGCTAACAGCAACCATATTATTGCTGAACAGATTATTCCAGAGGACGAGGGTGGCTTCTGGATCCGCGAGATTGCCCTGTATGACGACGACGGCACGATGGTTGCCGTCGCGAACTGCGCGGAAACTTACAAGCCAAAGCTGCAGGAAGGCAGCGGTCGTACTCAGACCGTGCGCATGATTCTGATCGTAAATAGTCCCAGTTCCGTTACGCTAAAGATTGATCCTTCGGTTGTGCTGGCCACGCGGCAGTATGTGGATGATAAAACGATTGAGGTAAAAGGCTATACCGACGACGTGATGAAAAAACACGTCGAGTCAGCCAATCCTCACCCTCAGTATCTACAAACGGCTAATGCATTAGCGGAGATTAAAAATGCTGGATTGATGGCTGAAGCCCGAAAAAATCTTGAATTAGGCAGTGCGGCCTTGAGTGAGATCCAGACTTCAAAAGATGATGTTACTGCTGGACGTGCACTGGTTAACGGTGGGGCGATTGCGGTACGGACTGTTTCCGCTCGTGGAGAAGGCGACAGCGCTTACAAAGACACTAACGATCTATCAGCTAATGCTGTCAGTTTTGTCTATTCCTCAGCTAAAAACTCGCCGGGTTTCGAGGCATCTTTGTTGGACTTCTCAGGACATACAGGGAATTATCGCGTCCAGCTTGCTGCCAGTTACGCAAATGGTAATCACTTTAAAGTCCGTACAATGAACGGCGACAATCAGACCTGGAATGACTGGTATGAGTTATATCATACAAATAATAAACCTACTGCCAGAGATATTGACGCAGTTCCTGTTGCCGGTGGAACTATGACAGGTGAGCTTAGTACGACAAGTCTAAATAGCTATCGTATTCGCACCGATAATAAGGCGTTTTTTCTCCGCTTTGATGGCAACGATTTTTATATTTTGAAAACGGTAAATGGCGATCCTGATGGCTTATGGGATAACTCCCGACCGTTGCGCATCAATGCAAATGATGGGCGGCTGTATTTGGGTGCCAATACACGTATAGAAGGTAATTTATACGCCCAGGATGCGTGCTTTCAAACGGACGGTAATTTATATGGAAGCGCTTGGGGCGGTTGGCTAAGCGACTGGCTCAATTCACAACTCGCTGCGATACGGAATGCGGCAAGTGATGCTCAGGCTAACAGAGTGACGGATATACGCTTAACAGCAGAGCACCAGGTCGGAGCTAACGGCATCACGGATTATCGCAATGCGAATACCGTATTAACCGGTTTTACCAATGGTGATGCTGATTATTCCGCAGAAGGGCTTTTCTGGAGCTATATCCAGTATTACAGAAGTGGTCAATGGATAACGGTGGGACGCTCATAATGATGAATCTTAAAAACTTTAAACGTGGTGAACCCAGAACCGAACAGCAGAAAGCGCTGGCACAGGGCGGTGCATGGTTTTTGTTCGATGAAGACGGTAATGAATGGTATGAAAGTCAGAAATTGTTTTCGCCAGACACTATCAAAATTGCGTATCGTGAAAAAGGGATTGTCGCGGCTATTGCGAACAATTTTACCGATGTATCCTCTTTATTTCCTGATGGGCTTAGCGTAACGGAGATTGAAAATACGGAGCAAAACCGTCTTGCCGATAATACCGGTGGTTGGGTGTTTGACGGTAAGGGCATTGTAGAGCGGATTTATACGGAGCAAGAGCTGACGGCTTTTGCAGAAGCTGAAAAAGCTAAGCGACTTGTCGCAGCATCTAAAGTCGTTGCGCCGCTTCAGGATGCCGCAGACTTAGAGATGGCCACTGATGAAGAAAAAGCCCGTTTACTTTCCTGGAAAAAATATCGGGTAATGCTTAACCGTGTGGATACAGCCAAACCCGACTGGCCTCAAGCACCAGAGTAGCATGCTGGAAATTTGAGAGCTGGTTGAGCAGGATGACATTCTTCGCTCTGCATCTACTACGCTGCGGCGATATCCTTCATCAGTCATTAACGGATGAATTTATCGCGCGGCGTATCACTTCATTACAATTAACGGTTTCACTCATCACTTCCCAGACCTTAAGTTTTGGCCCCAGCTGAGCCATTTGCAGTAACGTCAAATCCTGTTCTTTATTTCCCCTGTGCCCCTGTTCATACGCTTGGATATATCATGAAAAGCGAACCTCATAAAAACTTCTGTTAAAAAGAATCGTTGAGTCATTAAGTTTAATATTTACAATGGGTTATTTTGTTTTTCGTGCGCTGTCTGGCGCTGAGAATCCTTCACAATAATTGCGATTAGTTCAAGTGCTGTTTAGTCATATGCCAGCAAACCGCAATCGCATGCATCCTTCCCACTGACCTGACACTCTGAGCACACCCACAACACGGAGTGCTACAGATGTCTGATTTTCATCACGGTGTCCGCGTCGTCGAAGTCAATGACGGTACACGCACCATTTCAACAGTTTCAACCGCCATTGTTGGCATGATCTGCACCGCAGAAGATGCTGATGCAACGGCATTTCCTCTTAACACACCTGTTCTGCTGACCAACGTGCAGGCAGCTATCGGTAAAGCCGGTACCAAAGGCACCTTAGCGGCCGCGCTGCAGGCGATTGCTGACCAGGCGAAGCCGGTAACCGTCGTGGTTCGCGTTGCAGAAGGCGCGAGCCAGGCTGAAACCACCTCTAACCTGATAGGCTCGACGGATGCGAACGGTAAATACACCGGCATGAAGGCGCTGCTCAGCGCGCAAACGCAGCTGGGTGTTAAACCGCGCATTCTTGGCGTGCCGGGTCTGGATTCGCTGGAAGTGGCGACAGCGCTGGCCAGCATTGCCCAGCAGCTGCGTGGCTTTGCCTACGTCTCTGCCTGGAACAGCAAAACCATTTCTGACGCCATGAAGTACCGCGAAAACTTCAGCCAGCGCGAGCTGATGGTGATCTGGCCAGATTTTATTGCCTGGAACACGGCAACCAATAAATCTGAAATGGCTTATGCCACCGCACGTGCGCTGGGCCTGCGCGCCAAAATTGACAACGACACCGGCTGGCATAAAACCCTGTCTAACGTGGGCGTCAATGGCGTGACGGGTATCTCTGCAGATGTTTTCTGGGATCTGCAACAGACCGGCACCGATGCCGATCTGCTGAACGAAAAGTGTGTTACCACGCTGATTCGCAAGGACGGTTTCCGTTTCTGGGGCAACCGCACCTGCAGTGACGATCCACTTTTTGCCTTTGAAAACTACACCCGTTCAGCACAGGTGCTGGCCGATACCATGTCGGAAGCGCACATGTGGGCCAACGACAAACCGCTGACGCCAGTACTGGTACGCGAAATCATCGCCGGTATCAATGCCAAGTTCCGTGAGCTGGTCAGCGCCGGTTATCTGCTGGGCGCCAACTGCTGGTACGACGAAAGCGCCAACGATAAAGAGAGCCTGAAGGCGGGCAAACTGTTTATCGATTACGACTACACGCCGGTGCCGCCGCTGGAAGATCTGACCCTGCGTCAGCGCATCACCGATACCTATCTGGCGAACTTCGCCGCATCCGTAAACAGCTAAGGAGCCGGATAAATGGCACTGCCACGTAAACTCAAGGGGTTGAACCTCTTCAACGATTCAAACAGCTATCAGGGCATCGTCACCGCAGTTACGCTGCCGAAGCTGTCACGCAAGCTGGATACCTACCGCGCCGGCGGTATGAACGGTGCGGCATTCATTGATAACGGCCTGGACGATGCGGCACTCGATATGGAGTGGACGCTGGGCGGGATGGATGAGCTGGTATTAAGCCAGTGGGGCGCGATGGCGAACGTACCGCTGCGTTTCACCGGTTCTTATCAGCGTGATGACACCGGCGAAGAAATCGCCGTGGAAATCGAAGTACGCGGTAAGCACCAGTCCTTTGACTTCGGTGAAGCCAAACAGGGCGAAAACACCGAAACCAAAATCACCAGTAAAAACACCTATTTCAAACTGACCTGGAATGGCAAAGAGCTGATTGAAATCGACACCGTCAACATGGTGGAGAAGGTCAACGGCGTCGATCGTCTGGAACAGCGCCGTAAAAACCTCGGCCTGGTGTAATAACAACGGCCGGCGCGCCCTGCGCTGGCCCCTCTTGATTGGGATGGAGAAAAAATGGAACAGCTTGATAAGCCAGAACTGAAAGAAAACCTGGTGGTGCTGGAAAGCCCGATTTCACGTGGCGATGTGGTGATCGCTCAGGTTGAGCTGGTGAAACCGACCGCCGGCGCGCTGCGCGGTGTGCGGCTGGCTGATCTGGCCTCGTCCGATGTGGATGCCCTGTTGATGGTGCTGCCCCGCATCACCATGCCTTCGCTGACCAAAGCAGAGTGCAACGCACTGGACCCAGTTGACCTGATTGCCCTGGGCGGCAAGGTGATTGGTTTTTTGTCAGCGAAATCGGCCGCGTAAGCTGGCCCCGCGATCTGACGGTCAATGACCTGATGGCCGATATTGCCAGCGTTTTTCACTGGCCACCCTCAGAAATGTATCCCATGTCGCTGGAAGAGTTACTCGACTGGCGGCATAGAGTGATGATCCGCAGTGGAGTAACCTCAGATGAGTAACACGCTCAAGCTGCAAGTGCTGCTGGAAGCGGTTGATCGGGCTACGCGCCCGTTCAATGCCGTACGTAAAGAAACCGAAAAGCTGTCTGCGGATATTCAGGAAACGCAGGATCGCCTGGACGAGCTCAATGCTAAATCCGCGCAGATTGAAGGGTTCCGTGAAACCCGCAAAGAACTGACGCTGACCCAACAAAATCTTAAAAATACCCGGGCAGAAGCAGCGGCACTTGCCATTCAACTTAAAAACACCCAAAACCCTACCGCGGAACAAACCCAGGCGCTGGATAAGCTGCGTCAGTCGGCTAACGCGCTGCAGCAAAAAAACCTTCTACTGCGTCAGTCAGTGCAGGATCAGCGCCAGTCCCTGAACGAGGCGGGAATTTCCACGCGCCGGTTGAGCAGCGAGCGCCAGAAGCTGAATCAACAAACAGAGCGCACGACATCCACCCTCAATGCGCAGGGTGAGTCCATGAATCTGCTAAATCAGCGTCAGGACAAGCTCAACCGCACCCGTGAACGTTACCGTGCGGGCATGGCGCTGGCAGATAACGTACAAAGCGCCAGTTCGAAGGCCAAAGACTTTGTCGAGAAGGGCCGCAAAGTTATCGATTACCTGTCACCCAGTGACGCGAAAGACGGCAAGGGACGCGTTGACGGGCAGGGCGCGGGCAATATCACAGAACTCAATAAGGCGATGGCCAGTGTCGGCCCGGTGGCAAAACAGGCGGGACTGAGTGTTGGCCAGACCGCGGCCATGATGGGCGTGCTGGCGGAAAACGGTATAACGGGCAGCCAGGCAGGCGCCGGCGCCAGTGCGATGTTAACGCACGTTCAGGCGCCTGATGCCAGCGCAGACAGCGCGCTTAAAGCGTTGAATGTGCAAACCGCTGACGACCAGGGCAACAGTCAGCCCATTTTCGCGGTGCTCAGCCAGGTGCAGGCGGCGTTTGAGAAAAACAAGCTCGACGCTGCCCAGCAGGCCACTTATCTGCAGGCAATATTTGGTGAACAGGGCGCCGCACCTGCCGCAGCATTGATGAAGGGCGCGGCTAGTGGCCGGCTGGATCAGCTTTCTCAGGCGCCCGCTGCCCAGCCGCCTGCAGCAGATGCCTCTGTGGATACTAACCTGCAAGCTATCAGTCAGGACGGCTTATCCGTTCAGTCCGTTCTGACCGGCGTCATGAATATCAATCCTCAACTTTCTGACAGCCTGCTGACGCTGGCGGCCGGTGGGCTGACCTTGGTGGATTCCCTGGCCAGCGTCGGGAACATTGCCTGGCCGGTCATTAGCGGGCTGAGCACCATCATGGCGGGCGTGGAGCTGCTGGGCGGCGCATTTGCCATCATCGGCGGCGCCATTACGGCCACGCTGGGAGCGATCACGCTGCCGGTGGTGGTGCTTGGTGCCGCTATCGCGGCGGGGGCCATGCTGGTTTATCAGTACTGGGAACCGATCAGTGCCTTTATCAGCGGCATTGCTCAGGGCTTTAGTGCAGCGATGGGGCCGATAAGCGACGCGTTCGCGCCGCTGAAGCCGGTATTTGAGTGGTTCAGCAATAAAGTGTCCGAGCTGGGAGCCTGGTTCTCAAAGCTGCTGGAACCCGTGAAGTTTTCTCAACAGGAACTGGCTTCGGCAGGTGAGATGGGACAGCGCTTCGGTAATATGCTGGCGACGGCACTCAAATTACCCGGTGAAGCCCTGAATCAGCTGCGGGGCGGCATTGACTGGGTGCTGGGCAAGCTTGGCATCATCGATGAGAAATCTGACAAGGTGAAAGACAAGCTGCCTCCGCCCAAAATGCGCGAGCAGGATGAAGAGGATGAGGATAACGCGGATGCCCGTCCGGCCGCATCGCGCGCCAGCCTGAACAGTACGCTCAATCAGCCTTTGCCCTCGGTTAACAATTCAAACGTGGATAACCGTCAGCACACGGTCACCAACAATATCTATGCGACAGGTGAGCCTCAGGCGATTGGACAGGCCGTTGCGCAGTATTCCACTGCATCGCCGTGGTCCACGTCTGACCATAGCTATAACTCCATGTTTAGTCTGGATTAATTAACCATGATGATGATATTAGGCATGATGCCGTTTGTACGGCAAACCCTTCCCTTCGACAATTTGCAGCATGACATTACGTATCGCTGGGCAAAAAACAGCCGCGTGGGGCGCCGTGAGTCGACCCAGTTTTTGGGCGGCGGCGACGATAAAATCAAGCTGTCTGGCGAACTTCGGCCTGAAATCACTGGCGGCAATGTCACGCTGCTGGCGCTGAAGGCCATGGCCGATGAAGGGCTGGCGTGGCCGCTGATTGGCGGCAATGGCATTATTTACGGCATGTTTGTTGTGACGGATTTCTCGGCCACGCATACGGAGTTCTACAGCGACGGCAGCGCGCGCAAGATAGGCTTTACCCTCAACCTGATGCGGGTAGACGATTCACTAACCAGTATGTTCGGGGACTTAAAAAGGCAGGCGGAAGAACTGCAAAACCGGGCCAGTGACGCAGCGCAACGGGTCGGCTCTGTCATCAACAGCGCCACTTCTGCGCTGAATGGAGGGCGCTGAGATGAGCGATATCGTCCCGATTCCGGTGCCCCTGCGCGTTGCGCCTACGCCGGACTTTACTATCAAAATTGAGACGAAGGATAAAACGGAAGATATTCGCCCACGGCTGATTTCTCTGAAGTTGACGGACAACCGCGGCCTGGAGGTCGATCAGCTGGACCTGGTGCTCGACGACAGTGACGGCCAGTTGGTCATGCCGCCCTTTGGCGCGAAAGTGGTCTTAGAGATAGGCTGGAAGGGGCAGCCGCTTGCAGATAAGGGCTCCTACATCATTGATCAGGTCACCTACCAGGGCGCGCCGGACACGATAACGGTTGTCGCCCGAAGCGCCGATTTTAGCGGTTCGCTCGATGTTAAAATCACTGATTCATATCCAGACATGACGGTTGGCGAGGTTGTGGACAAAATCGCGAAACGTAACGGACTTACCTCCGACGTGCGGCCGGAGATAGCCAAAAAAAAGATTAAGCATATCGATCAGACGCAGGAAACGGACGGCACGTTCATTACCCGGCTGGCTATGCTGGTTGGCGCGGTGGCGGCAATAAAAGATAAGACGCTACTGTTCTTTCCCCCCGGGCAGGGCGTGACCGTGAGCGGAAAGCCGATTCCACTCCTGAATCTGAACCGACAGGATGGCGATAAGTATGAGTACAAATTGTTTAAGCGCGACGATTACAGTGGCGTTGAAGCAAAATGGTACGATCAGAAAAAGGCGCAGCAGAAAGTGATAACCGTCAACACGATACCGCCAGCAACACCGGCGGTGAACCCTGTCCATCCGGCGGCCAAAAATATCCCCACAATCGGGCAACAAGACCCGGGAAAAACCTATGTTTTTGGCAGCAATAAGAAGCTGTTCTTACTGAATACGCACTTCAGTAGCCAGGAGGAAGCAGAGGAGGCGGCTAAAGCGAAGTGGCAGGATCTGCAACGTAACCGGGCCACGTTGAAGATCCTACTGGCACTGGGCGCTGCAAAGCTGATTCCTGAAACGCCGGTCAAAGCCCAGGGCTTTAAATCGGTCATCGATAATCAAAAATGGCTGATTACCAATATCGTGCATACCATCGATAAAAGTGGATTTACCACCTTGTTGAACCTGGAGCTGATGGTTGAAAACGTGGATTACGTCTTAGTGGAAAAACAGGATGGTTAGATTAAGTCTAATTTAAGTTGCTTTTTGTTTAGTCTTTGGCTAATGTTGTTGTATGCCAGAGAGGAGAACCACCATGATGCATTGCCCAAAATGTCAGACCGCCGCCCATACGAAAAGCAGTCGCTACGTTTCGAAAGAGACGAAAGAACGTTATCACCAGTGCCAGAACATTAACTGCAGTTGTACCTTTAAAACCCTGGAGAGCGTGTCCGGGATTATCGTCGAACCGGCGCAGATCAATACGGTGCCGATGATGGCAAAAGGCAGCAATAACCCCTCACCGCAGCTGCTGTAAGCCCAACCCGCGAAAGCGGGTTTTTTTATGGCTGCGGCCTGGATAGGATCGCTGAGAGATGAGGCTGAAGGCCCGCGCGCCGTAGATGTTTAAGGGCGCGACAGCGGCCTCTGGGAGTTCTGTTAATAACTGTACGGCGGGTAGGGCGCGGGCCCTTGGGGACAATGACAATAACTGTACGGGAATGAAAAGATTTCAGGAGTGTCAGCACGACAAAATATATGTCCAGTGAATGGAGATGAATTGTGGCGGTATTTTCGGCAGAAGAAAACTCAGGGTTATAAAGCATTTTGGCACTGAGAGTGAGTCAACAGTGATATTTTAAATTTTGCATGCGAATTCCCTTCTTCCCTGCGGAAGAAGGGAAGGGTCCAAAATCAGTGAACGATATGTGTAAATTTGCTCTCAATCATCACCAGCCCCGACTCTGTTCGCAAAAAGCGCGGCGCGGTTAAGTCATCAGCCATGATGTTAACCATCTGGAATAACAAGCCCGTGATATGTTTTTGCAAGTCTGCCGGGGCCTGCTGATTCAGCAATACTAACGTTAACGCGCTGCAATATTGCCGCATCTCTTCCGAGTCTATCAAATCCTTGGTGCGACAGGCTTTGTCATCACCTTTCTCCAGCGTGAGGCGTTTAATCAGGTGTTCTGGCAGTGGCTGGTCCAACAGAACCCTCAGGACTTCCAGTGCAGCAAGCAGGCGACCGCATAGCGCCATGCGATCTACAATATCGTTACATTCAACCAAGGCATCGACATAGCGCACGCACGTATCCAGCACCTGAAAGAGATCGTGCGTGGTGCCGAGCGGCGTTTTCAAGAGGTTTGAGATCGCAGATTCGATAACTGGTTGAATGTCCACGATTTGATGATGGGCAGTTGTGTTACTATCGGTGTTAGCCATAGCGTTGTTTCCTAAAGAGTGAACGTTGTGGTTAAACGCTCCGGTATGTGTTGCATCACTGCCGGGGCGTTGCTCTCATAAAAGGCCTCATGTTAGTGTGGTCTTTTAAAGGATTAAAATGAGGGAATAGGTCAATACATGTCAATCATAATGCGTGAAAAAAAACCAAAAGGTGGAGGCAAGTCCCCACAATTTCAAATGCGCATTGATCCCGCCTTGAAAAAACAGCTCAATGAGGTTGCAACTGAAGAAGGAATTAGTCTGGCAAGCTGGTTGAAGAATCTGGCGAGGGAGGCATTAAAGGCAAGGGGAATTGAGCCGAAGGGATAAATTTGTGGGTGAAATGTTGAGTTAATTATATGTGTGGTAAATGGAAAAAGCTAAATTTCGCTATTGTGAATTTTTTAATGTGGCCATTACAACTTTGATAAAATAGCTGAGGCTTTGATGGAGTTTGAGTAAATGAAGCTTTTATTGTATGGTTAATGCAATCTTTTTTCTATCTTATACCGATTATAGCCAGTGCTGTTGGCGCTTATTTTATTGTGTTATTTGTTCCATTTTACCCAATGGGTTTTGTCTTTGCCTGGGTCAGTATCGTTGCTTGTTTTTATGTAAGATATAGTAAGTGGGTTTAATTTTAAATGCAGGATTTATATCTACAATTTTAAATGCCTCACAGTAATATCGTGTTTTGCTGCAGCCTGTTTATCGATGTAAGCGAAAAAAATTGAATGTTACCTCAACAAGTCATTTTGAAATTTTGGCTAACCTTACAAGCTTCATTTTCGTTAGACTTAAGTCAGTGAGCAAGTGATTATGAGTCCCAATTTGAAATAAATAAAATCAGCAACTTACTGATTTTTATGTTTTGTTTGGGCCGAATAGTGATGAAAAGTGGCACATAGCGTTGCGCTCTGCTGCCACTTTGCTGCCACTTACGGGGGATAATAAATTTATGAATTCTTAACGAGTTCACTTAAAAAAGATTGCAATGCCTTAGATGGTTCATGAACATCACTGACAATCATTTTCACTCCTCTTGCATCTAATATTTTCTCTTGAACAGGGTTTGGTCTTGTTGAGAAAACGAAAGACTTTGGTCTGGATGTTGAAGTGTTGCTATTTTTTTTCCATAGCTTATCTAACTTATAAAATAATAGTTTTATATTCCAATCTGAAAGACTATAACCAATGAAAAGAACTGATTTACCTAACATGTCGCTTCTAAATTTTATGTCTAAAGGGCTATCAAAATCTAAACGATCAAAATAGCTTGATTCACCAAGCACAATCGATGAGTCGTCCGAAAAATCCCCATGAAGCTTGACTACTTGTGTTACATCGCTTTTAATATCTGCAATATCAGATACATCAACGATAACTTTATGTTTCTTGTTATAATGTTTAAGTGAATGCTCAATCCATCTGTCGTAATTAGTTGTATAGATTATTGGGAAGTTGCCGGTTGCAATATGTTTATGGATTTCAGAGTCTTCGATTTTTATATCACCACTATGCCACTTTGTATCCATCCAACTTCTTAATTTCCCGATCTTATTGTTATTATTCAATAAGTAATATTCAGCTAGACTTAAGTAATCACCGTATGTAAGGAATACATCGTCGTCGAACTCAAGCTCATTTGCGATTTCACTAATCAGTTCCTTCCAATCTGGAAGATTAAGGTTTTTTGAAACGCCAGCTCCAATAAAAAGAATGAGGTTGTCATTTTTATAAGCATCCAATAACTCTTGATCTATCATCACTTTTCCTCCAGTAAATGTAACGAAAGCTTATCCAATGCTAATTTCCTCATGGATATTTGATTTTTTTTATCGCCCATCTCAGCAAAGCTTTCTTGGTAACCATTTGGTATAAATATACAGTCCCACTGAAAATCCCGGTTTCCTAATGGTGAATCTGATATCGTTCCTTCAACTTCGCCTTGAAAAAAGTGTATTTTCTTGCCATCGCAATAGCCAATTACTGTTTTAGCAATTGCAGCCTTATCTTGATGAGAGTTGAGTAGTGATATAAATCCTTCTGCTTCAAGATCATCCCAAAAAATTTGAGTTAACCCACCAGGTAACTCTTTTAATGATTTTAAATATAAACCAGTATGTTCTACAAATACTGGTCTTCCTATCTGCTTAAAAGCTTTTAATAATTTATCTCTAACTAAATCCTGCGTATTTTTACTTTGTATTTCTTCAATTTTTATGTTGGCACTCACCACCTCAACTCGATCACCTAAGATATCATTTATTTCCTTGATTTTATTAGGGTTGTTACTCAGGAAATGTAGTTTCATAGTATTCCTTTAATAAAAGTAAATTGTTTTTGATATTCATACATCTTTTTGGAAAAGTTAGGGATTATAATTTCTTTATTGCAATAGTCGTAATCATCAATAAGACTTGTTTCTTGTATCCCCGGATTATCTGAGCAAACAACAAAGGGAACTTCGAAATTCAAAAACTCTTGAAGAGAATGTCCTTTGGCTATATGTGTAGCACCTGTCATCACGTTGCTTAAAGGGCATACTTCAACACAAACTTGATTCTTACTTAGCATTTCTAATACAAGTTTATCGTTTTTAGCGCAAGTTCCATGGCCTATTCTATCTGCTTCGAAATGAGTTATGGCTTTTTTAATATTATCGACATTTCCAGTCTCGCCTGCATGAATTGTAATTCCTAATCCTAAATCATGTTTGCATTTTTTGAACAGATTGTAGATATTATTATCCAGTTCAGTATCTTCATCTCCAGCCAGATCAATGCCAACGATATTATTTTGTGAACTTGATAAAGGAATATTATTGATGGCGAGTTTAATATGGTCCATGGCCTGTTCGCCTCTCCCGATTGTAATAATTAACCCAGCCTTTATCTGATATTTGCAGCTATAAATTTTAATTCCTTCCAGAAGCCAATCTAATGCCTCGAGATAAGTAATCCCACAATTTCTAGCTAAATGAATTACCGTGTGCCTGATCTCAACAAATTTTATGTTTGTTTCTGCCATGGCTATAAAAAAAGCCTCAATCATAGTATTTAATTGAACTTTGTTTATAGGGATAAGCCGAAGAAATTCCCAGGGCTTAAGATACTCTATCAATCCAGAAGATTTTTTATTAACTAATAACTTGCTGTGATGGTAATTAATTTCAGTCAATCGATCAGCAGAATTATTTTCTACAATGATTCTATCAACTATTTCTGGAGGCAAAGCTCCATTGAAATGTACGTGCAATTCACCTTTTGGAGTAACTAAAAAATCATCCATGCGTTATCCTAATTTAAATTCACATTTTCTCTTGAAAATTTGGTTGTTGGTTTGAGGAGTTTATTGGCAGCCATGATACTAATTATATCACTTTGTCATATGGAAGAGTTAGATATAATTAATAGGATTAAGCCGCGTCGCTTCAGCTAAATGGTCTGGCGCGAAATGCGCGTATCGCATCGTCACCTTAATATCCGTATGCCCTAAAATTCGCTGAAGCACAAGGATGTTTCCTCCGTTTATCATGAAGTGAGAAGCAAAGGTATGACGTAATACGTGCGTAAGCTGCCCGGCAGGTGTCTCGATGCCGGCGCGCTGCATGGCTTTTCTAAAGGCTGAGTAACAAGGTTTAAAGAGCAACTGTGCTTTCCTGCTCGATGGCAGTTCAGCCTGTAATTTTTCAGTTATCGGCACCGCGCGGTTTTTCTTGCTCTTAGTTTTCACATAAATGATCTGACCGGCGCGGATTTGGTTTCCCTTTAAGCCTTCTGCTTCGCTCCAACGTGCACCAGTTGCCAGGCAGATTTTCACGATGGTAGTCAGATCTTTGGATCGGCTGTTCTCACATTCGGCGAGTAGATTTCTGATTTCCTCAATGGTGAGATACGCCATCTCCGATTCACTGATTTTAAACTCGCGCACGTTCTCTAGCGGATTTGGCGCGGTCCATTCATCCAACCGGCGCAGTTCGTTAAACATCGCCCTGAAATATGCCAGCTCTAAATTTACCGTGCGCGGCGTAACCGTCTTCACTCGATTGGAGCGGGTGATTTTCCCGCTTAAACGCTGCTCGCGATAAGACGCAAAAATTTTCGCGTTAAACTCGGTTGCGAGTGGGTTTCCCATCGCCTCGCAGGCGAACGCCATTGTGGTTCGCCGTTTCTCACCATCCGCCAACGTAATGCCATGGGTGTTGAACCACAATTCAACCAGCTCAATTACCCGCCGCTTATCTGCTTTATCTCCCAGCCAGGGTTTATCTTGAACTTGCTCTTTTACGAACTTCTCATAGGATTGTGCTTCGCCCTTCGTCGCAAACTGGCGGCGAATCCTTTTGCCGTCACGGCCGTTTGGGAAAATCTGCGCCTGCCATTTCCCGTTGGGTAATTTGTTTATCGCCATTCCATGCCTTAAAGGTATTCGGTTCGAGTGATCACTTTGCCTAAAACTACGATGTCACTTGATTGGCATTCAAATGACGATTTCCCATTCTCGACACGTATTCTTCCACCGGGAAAACGTACCAGTTCTCGAATGCTGACTAACTTATCAATCTCGATAAGCCAAAGCCCATCGACGATCTCGCCTTCATAGGTATCAACCAAATAAGTGCTTCTATCTGCGTTGATCACAAACGGGGCATTCAAGCCTTCGGGTAGTGATGCTTTATCCAGAATGAAATCATCCATAACTTCTAAAACCCCATTTGAGATTTTTTTGTGTGTGGCAATCACAACACGAGATTCCTCCACTTCCATAAAGCGTGCACCTTTACCTGTAGTTAGCCAGGTAAGTGATGCTCCCGTTTCCACATGGCAGATGATCACCCAGTCAGCAGGGAAGGTATCGCGGGCTGAACGGTTGGCTAGCGTGCTTTGCGAGACGCCCAAATGGTTGCATAGCGCCTGACGGCTGCTGAATCCGTACGCCTCAACTAAGCGAAAAATCACATCTTTACCGCCCCGATTACTCTCTACCGCTTCACGAACTACCTTTGCGTTATGGCGATTTGTGTTTTCTTTCGTTGACATATCCGATTTGTGATCCTATTCTTCGGTCTGTGATGAGATGAATAGCGTTTAATAGTGATATCTAATACCTAAACTTGGGAATACTGCATCATGACTCGTAAACTTTCAATGCGCCCTTCAATCAATCTCGTGATTTCAGAACCGTACATTACTGTCGAAGAGTTCTGCCGCCGCACTGGTTACAAGGAGGGCACCGTTCGTCAGATGTACCGCGAGAACCGTTTACCCATCAGGAAGAAGGAGGGCTTAAACGGGCTTATCGAAATCAACATGGTTGCTCTCACTATTGAAGCCGCTTCTGGCTGCGAAATCACAATGCAGGGCTGATGTATCCATATTGGGATATTGAAAGGGATTAATCATGTTTGATTTTAGTGTGTCCACACATAACTACTTTGACGAAGCCTGCCGCCGGTTCGCTCTGTCTCACAACATGAAAGAGCTGGCGCAGGCTGCAGGCATGAACGTGCAGTCCCTGCGCAACAAGCTGAATCCTGAACAGCCGCACCAGTTGACCGTTGCGGAAATGCTTTTGCTCACTGACCTGACCGAAGATGCAACTTTAATGGATGGCGCACTGGCACAACTACATTGTTTGCCTTGCGTACCGATGAACGAACATGCCGAAGAAAAGCTGTCAGCCTACGTTTTGAAGGCAACGGCAGAAGTGGGGCAGCTGGCAGCCAGTGCAGTGAATCAGGATGCGTTGAGCACTTCCTGTCGCCGCAGCCTGATGCAAAGCGTTAATACCGGCATTCGCTGCCTGAGTCTGGCCGCTATAGCAGTACAGGCCCGCATTCATTCCAATCCCACTATGGCATCAACCGTAGACGCTATCAGCGGCCTCGGCGCATCCATTGGCCTGAGCTGAGGGACTGCTAATGATTTCACTGGCATCACTTCTTAAGCGTAAAAGTCCGTACGTAGCATACGGCAACGGCTGGATCATGGGTGAGAACGGCAAGCCCTGGCATCCGTGCAACAGCCAAAAGCAACTGCTGCAGGGGGTGACCAGCAAACGCAAACCCGCCGGTTTCATGGCGCGTTTATTCAGGGGGTAACATGCAGCGAGTAACAGGCAACACAACCGCACAGCAAGGCCCGGCATCTTTTGCCAAAACTCATTCAACGGGCAATCGTGCTGATGCTGTTAACAAAATGTCGTTTGATGAGTTTCGGAAAAGCTGGCGGCAGCAGCGTGACAATAACGCTAATCCGTCACTGCGTTATTTCAACCGTCAGAATGACGAGTTTAAATTTTGCGTATTAACCCTGGCTAACCGCGAAAATCCTAAAACCTTTTCGCAGGAGGAAATCGGCAAGCCGTTTGAATACTTCGATGAATACCGCCGCGAATTAATCATCATGGCGATGAATAAAATGGCGCGCTGGGGAAAGATTCTGCCCCGACAGTTTTCTACCGCAGACTGTTTTTTACCAGAGTAAATAAGACTCAAAAATTAATGGCGTAAACCCGCCGGGCATTCCTTTGCCCTGAATCTGGAGAATTGAACAATGAGAAATACCCAAACCCGTAATTTTGAAGCCGACGCAGACACGCTTAATGCACTGCTGAGCAAGGCCAAAACAGAACAGCGCAGCGATGATGCGCTGGCCGTATCAATCCGCATTGCGGCGCTGGTCATTCATGCCCGCAAACACGAAATGACCGCGCCAGAAATCATTGAGCTGCTGGATAAAGAGGCAGAGCGTTTTGAGCATCAGGCGCGGGAGCTGCACTAATGGCCGATTCAATGGATTTAGTCCAGGCGCGCGTTGAGGAAGAACTGCAGCGCAATCTCGCTAACGCACGTCATCAGCCTGTCGGGGCTGGTGAGTTCTTCTGTCAGGCCTGCGATGAGCCGATACCGGAGGCCCGTCGTCGCGCGGTACAGGGTGTTACTCACTGCGTCGCCTGTCAGGAAATCGTCGAGCTGAAAAGCGCCCACTATAAAGGCGGTGCTGTATGAGTACGATCCTTAAGTGGGCGGGCAACAAAACCCGCCTCATGCCTGAACTGCTTAATTATCTGCCGCAGGGGCAGCGACTTGTTGAGCCGTTCGCCGGTTCCTGCGCCGTTATGATGGCTACGGATTACCCGGCTTATTTAGTGGCTGACGTTAATCCCGACCTAATTAATCTTTACCGCCAGATTAAAGAACACACGCGCCCGTTTATCGTGGTGGCGGTGAGTCTGTTTACCCAAAACAAAAGGGCAGAGGATTATTACCGCATCCGAGAAGCGTTTAATCATGACCCGGCTCTACCTCTGCTTGAGCGTGCCGCGCACTTCCTTTACCTGAACCGCCACGGCTACCGTGGCCTTTGCCGTTACAACCGTAAGAGTGAATTTAATATCCCTTACGGAAACTATTCTGAACCCTATTTCCCCCTGGAAGAAATAGAAACGTTCGCAGCCAAAGCCCACCGTGCAACGTTTGTATGTGCTGATTTCCGCGAGACGCTGAGCATGATTAAGGGCGGTGACGTTGTTTACTGCGACCCGCCTTATGACGGTACGTTTAGCGACTACCACGCAGGCGGATTTGATAAGGCTGCGCAGCAGGACTTAGCCAGCATGTTAACCAGCGTGTCAGAGCGCTGCCCGGTCATCGCTTCAAACAGCGATACTGACTTCACGCGCACGCTTTTTGATGCCTATGAGCTGACCAGCATCAGGGCTGCCCGCGCGGTAGGTGTGGCTGCAGGTGACAGCAAAAGCGCGGCAGAAATCATTGCCGTTCGTCGTCCTGCCGCTATCTGGTTTGGGGGTTGATATGGCTGCAAAAGAGGCTGCTACATGATTGAGCAGTACGCTTACCCGTGGAATGCTCCACGGGAAGCTATCGCCAGCCCTTACCCCACCTATGAGGAAATGCACAGCCGCAGTCAAATGATTGCGGCTTTGGTGCGTGCGCAGGAGCTGCTTGAGCAGCAGCCGACTCTGATTCAAATTGACGTCAAACGTCGCATGAACGAGCTGGAAAAATTACAGGGCATTGCCCGCGCCAATGCGTACTTAACGAAAACCTTCGTCGAGCGCACATTGCCGCGTGTTGAATGCGTTAATGAACAGTACCGGGTGAAAACGATGAGTGCCGGCACGTTGAACTTGCTCACACATAACGCCCCGAAAGAGGCTGGCGCGGCACGTGCCGGCGGCCAGTTGTGGGAGCTGATGAAGCGTTTTAACCGCCTGGCTGATATGTCGCGTGCCGATGTGGATTTGCTGGCCGGTGACATTGCCAGTTTCATTCTGGCCGAGCTGGTACAGGCACACGCGCAGTCAACTGATGAGTCAGATTATAAATACACGCACCGCGTTTACATGACAGCGGCGGCCATCACCCGGGAATTTAATCAGACGCCGCCACTGTGGGATAAAGTGACGTCCCGTTTCTTTGTTCCGGAGGAAGTCACGCCCGCCGTGCTGCGTATGCAGACAGAGAAATGGTGGACGGGACGACTGCGCCGTGTGGCTGCGTCATGGCGTGAACACCTGCAGATTGCCCTGGCTAACGTAAGCAAAAAACACACGCCTCACGCCAGCAGAATGACGGTTTCAGAATGGCGGGAGCAGAAACGCCGTACCCGTGAGTTTTTAAAGGGCATGGAACTGGAAGACGAGGAAGGCAACCGCATCAGCCTGATTAAGAAATACGACGGCAGCGTGGCAAATCCGGCCATCCGTCGCTGTGAGCTGATGACCCGCATTCGCGGCTTTGAAAATATCTGTAATGAGCTGGGCTATGTCGGGGAGTTTTACACGCTGACCGCACCGTCACGCTATCACGCCACAATCAAAACCGGCCATCGCAATCGTAAATGGAATGGTGCCAGCCCCGCAGACACGCAGCGTTACCTCTGCAGCGTCTGGCAGCGCATCCGGGCAAAGCTGCACCGTGATGACATTCGAATCTTTGGCATTCGCGTTGCCGAACCCCACCACGACGCAACGCCACACTGGCACATGCTGATGTTTATGCGGCCCGAAGATGCGGATCAGGTGCGCCAGACAATCCGTGACTATGCCTTTCAGCAGGACAGCAACGAGCTGACCACGGATAAAGCCCGTAAAGCGCGCTTTCATGCCGAGGCCATCGATCCGGAAAAAGGCAGTGCTACGGGTTACGTGGCTAAATATATCTCTAAGAATATCGACGGCTACGCACTGGATGGCGAGCTGGACGACGAAAGCGGTAAAGAGCTTAAGGAAACCGCGCCCGCCGTTTCTGCCTGGGCGGCACGCTGGCATATCCGACAGTTTCAGTTTATCGGCGGTGCGCCGGTCACGGTTTACCGCGAGCTGCGTCGCATGGATGACACCGACACCGCTCACGGCCTCAGCGCGGAGTTTGCCGCTGCGCATGACGCGGCCGACGTGGGCGACTGGGCGGCATACGTTAACGCACAGGGCGGTCCGTTCGTGCGTCGTGATGAGCTGGCCGTGCGCACCTGGTATCAGTCGGGCGATGAGCTGAATGAATACGGTGAGGAAACCTTGCGTATTAAGGGTGTCTACGCAACTGAGGTTGGCGCAGATACTCCGATTTTAACCCGTCTGGCACAGTGGAAGATTGTTCCGAAGCGTGCCGTTGAATTTGGTTTTGATCTTCAGGGCGCGCCCGCGCCCTCTCGGAGTTCTGTCAATAACTGTACGGGGCGTTTGAGATCTGAGGATTCAAACCCGCCGGAAAGTTACGAAAAAATCGACTTTGAAAGGATGAGTCGCAAGGAACGAAGACAATTGCTGGTACGACTCAAATGCAAAGAGACTGAAAGCGTTGTTATGCCGTCCAGTTTGTGCGAAAAAGCAGAGGGTGGAGATCTCGCTTTGAAGAGAATCGCAGATTTTGCTCAATCAGCAGGTCTGAGTTTTACGATAGGCCAATTAAGCCAACTTTTACAGGGTAGAAGCTTAAGAATGGATGGTTACATATTCTCGGCAGCGGGTACCGGAGAGTTGAGACAGCGCAATGATAACAGTTCAACTCGAAGAACGTCTGATTTCTGGAAACATATGAAGGACCATCATAACGTCGACAGCAATAACATCAGGCACGACCCGATCGGCAACTACAAAAAAATGTTGAAAGAAGCAGATGCTGCTGCATGGAAATGGATGTTTAGCTAAAACATTAGTGAGAGGCGTATATGTCTGATAAAGAACAGCGAGAATTAGAGTTTAAAAGATTCATCGATAATAAAATAAAAAGATGCGATAAATGTGGTTGTGAACTGAACTATAGAGAGAAATTCTATACTTCTAAACCCATCTGCTTCGAATGCCAAGGGCTCCTTAAACCTGAGGCTGAAAGCAAATCTTTATGTGCCAGTGATCATTATAACTCTGTTGATACTCGATCACCGATGGCTGAAAAACTGTTTGCTCTTTACCCAGAGTGGCAGGCGATGAATGAAAAAGCTGAAAATGAATGGCACGAAAATCATCCTTTAACTCCTCTACCGCGCAAGCTTTCTGAAAATCACAAACCGCAGCCGTTTACTAGTGAGCGTATAGCACAAATGATTTCTGATTATGATGAGGGAATCATGGTCACTGTTAGCCAGGAAGAATTGATTTCTCTTTTGTGGGAAATCATCAAGCACCGAAATATTTCAGGCTGAAATTTAGTATCGATGACACCTAACTTACTACCGAAGCTTGCATCATTTGAATTCATAAAAAGATGGAAAATTAGCCTAAGTAGAAATGATATGCATTCTGAAGTTGGTTAATGAATGAAATGCCAAGCTTTTTTCCTTGGGCTGAAAATCTGTACAACAAAAATGAGCCTTTGGGTAAAAAAACATTTCACTTTCAGACTCCTCTAATATACTGTGTATATGTACAGCTTTTTGAGAAGGAGTTTGCTATGCATGACTGTTTTTTTGAGTCTATGAAATTACAACGCATTGATTTGTTTTTAAAATTAGTCGCATCGAGTGACTGTAGTGAAGATGAAAAGAATCTGGCTATCCAATGGGTGTCTGAGCTGACTGATGAGCTTATGAAAAAAGTCAGAAGCCACGAATATGCCCGTTTGATGGAAGTATCTGAATAGAAGGGCAGGGCTGGATATGGGCGGAAAAGACAGCTTTTACCGGATTGTCTATCATGGCCTGGTTCTTGAGCATTACAAAGAAGGTGAGTTCATTTTCTTTTAGCGCGCTAAAGAACGCTAAATAACAAGGTGGCGTGTACTGGCTGGGGCAGACGTTTGATGGCGTTTTTGTATTCACGCTGCCGCACCCAACAAAGTTTTGGGACGGGTGGGAATACCTGATCAGGTACGCACGCAGGCCGCCGCCAAAGCCTAATGTGATCGAATCCGGTGATACCTTCCCCCTTTTCTGAGCGCTGATGCGAGAGTGCATGTCTATGCTGCATGAATCCGCATGATCGCAAAAGGATCGTTTATCCTCTGGCCCGCCAATACTGGCGGGCTTTTTCATAGGTAATGCAGGTGCATGAAAACCACTACATAAAGCGGGCAGGCGTGGCGGGGCTACGAGTGCGCGCAACAGTTGATAATTTTATTTTTTAAAGGAAAATGTCAAATATATTTATTTTTGCGAGGTGGGGATATGATAGAAGGACAATGGATTGGAAAGTTTGGTGGTGCGCAAAATGGTCTGTGTACGATTAACATTGAGCCGAAAAATGGTAGATTCTTATGCCATGCTTATATGGTTGATGAAAATGGTAGCATGCCATCATCATACGCTTATTTTACGATTGATGAAGAAAAAGAAAGTTATGAAATAGAAGTTAATAATATAGCTTTAATTGATACGAATAGTAGAGTTCTTCATCCATCACTTAACAAGCAGTTTTTATCACAATATTATCCCGGAATAGATTTTCCAACGTCGGCAACGATTTTTTTAGAATTTAAAGATAACTTGCTTCAAGTTCGCTCTGTAAGTAACATTGATACAGTGGTTTTCGGGGCATTAAGTAATAAATGGGAAACGAAATATTGTTTGGTAGCCGAGAAAGTCACGTGGGGTAAGTTCAAAGAGTATGTAGATAGAGTTAATTATCGTGAGGTGGCATTTCGAGGGCAAGAAAAGCCTTGGCCGTTAATGACCTCCTTTCATAGAAGTAAAAGATATGATGTGCAATATTATGCAAATAATGATATTCCTATGCTGCATCGTAGGTTAACTGGCATGACTAAGCATTATTTTGACCTTAGGGATCATCAACACTTTGGTGCATTTTATAATTTACTCCAGCATCACGGTTACCCTACGCCCTTACTCGACTGGAGCTACTCTCCCTATGTGGCCTCTTATTTTGCTTTCAGCCCAATAAAAGAAAAGTCTGGTCCCCTTGATGAAAGAAGTGTACGTATTTATGTATTAGAGATTGAGAAGTGGAAGAATGACTACATGCAGTTTTATGATATATTTGACTGCAGGATGCACTTATCCATTGCAGAATACCTTACTCTGGATAATCCCAGAGCTTTCCCTCAGCAAGCATTGACAACATTAACTAATATTTGTGATATTGAAAGCTATCTCTTTCATTTGGGCGGTGATAGTGATAAGTACTTAAAGGCTTTTGATATATCAGTCGATGAGGTTGATAAAGTTATGCGCGATTTGAATATGATGGGTATAACATTCGGTACATTATTCCCCGGCCTCGACGGGGCATGTTATGATTTGAAGAAAATTAATTTCCCATCAATATAATATGATAAGAAGCCCGCTAAGTTCGGGCTTTATTTACTTCGTTTTTTTATAGTTGGGCCTGTAATATTTTTTCTTGGTTTTTTATCAGGAGGTTTAATATTTTCTCGCCATAGGAGCATGGCTGACCGTTATGTATGCATGATGCATCGCAACAATAGTGTCACGTAGACTAAAGAAAGGAAAGGCTGAGAAATTCAAGTGCTGTGGAGAAAGGTCTAAAACAATGCTCTCATCTTTGAGTGAAAGACTGCGTGCGAAAGGCATAATTTCATTGAATATACGCCCGGGTTGAGTTATCAAGATTGCGACCGGATAAAAATAGATGCATGCACCTACACTAGTTCTCTCAGCGCTAGAGTTTGTGGTGTTAAGTAAACTAAATAGAGCTCCAGTTATATTCATTCGGTTAGGATAGAACCAGTAATTAAATTGATGCGTTTCAGTAATGTTATTATTGTTACCTAAGACGAAGTCGCAGAGTTGCTTGTAAAATGGAATATCATCACGAGGAACTTCACACGATGTGTTAGGTGATGCAGATAAAATGTGCCCTACCATTCCTCTCAGGTAAGACGTTACATCTACATCTGCAGCAATAGTATTATATACGGAGTGCGGATTTCTGAGGTAATTCTTGACTTTAGAATCAATGCAATCAGTGACGCGTTTGATTTCTTGATCATGAACACCTAATTTGTTATTGCAACTAGCACATATAGTTTTAAAAACACTTCCATGATGCGCCTTTATCCCTTGAATGTTGGGGTTTCTAATTTCTGTTATCAATCGTTGTTCAACTTTAGCGGGCGGAACCACACATTTGGGAGGGACATGGTCTTGGCTTAATTTACCATACCCTCCGCAAATAAGACAGTGTCCTTCTTTGATAGCAGCGTACTTCCATCTTTCAGATATTTTTGCCAAAATAAAGTTCCTGTGTTTAGAGTTTAAATAGATTATTTGTTTAAAATTAAATTTATGCAATAAAAATTGTTTTTGTATCACTCATCAATTGCAAGCTTGTATGGTATAAATCTGATCACTTCTTCATCTAACCATGCGTTTAATTCCTCAAACCGCTTCTGTAGCGGTATGAGTTCGTTACGCACAAATACCCGGCTTGCCTTCTCAATGTCACCAAATCCGCCTGTATTGTTAGGGATGATTCCCATCAGCTGCGGCGGCACCCGGTGCACGGCCAGCATATCGTCACGGCTTACATTTTTGATATTCAGGAATTCATCCTTTGCCGCTACCTCTGACAGCGGGATGATCTGAATCCCGTCCTTTTTGCCTGTCGGGCTGTACATAAACAGATTACGGAAGTTGCCAGGGCCTTTAGCGCTTTTCATTGCCTTGCGCATAGCGTCAACGTCTTCCTGATTCTGCGCCGGGTCTGTCACGTACATGATGAAACCGGCGTGACTGCCGTTCAGGTAATACTTACGGCGAAACAGCGTGGCCGACTCATTCAGCAGTACGGACGGGATGGCCGACAGGTAGCCGGGCAGGCCGTAAACTTCCTGATTGAAGTCCGGCTCCATCAGGTGAAATACGCTGCCTGCCGTAAATTCATAGGGCTGCGTGTTCAGTCCGTACTGCACAAACCAGTAAGCGTCCAAATCTGTGCCGCGTCGCGTGTATTTTGCCAGTGACGGCTCAAGGCTTAAGGTATTGCCGAGGCGTGACGTGCGGCGCTCCAGGTAAGCGTTACCAAACACCAGGTAATCCTGAGCAAACCGGGTGAAAGCCTGCTGACTTAACAGTGGGTGAGGAACAAAGGTACTCGCCAGAATGTTACATTTCACGCTGAGCGCCGAGCTGTGGTGAACAGCCGCGCGGAACGTGCGCGCCAGTCCTTCAAAACTCACGGGCGGCTCATACCAGCGGTCATTAATAACGCATTCCACGTAGTCCAGTATTTCGCGGCGATCCAGTACCGGGATCGGGTCGCCAAAGGTAAACGCCTCTGCCGCCGGTGCGCCCGTCATGTTGTCCTGTCGCGGCAGGGGCTGCGTGCGTGCGCGGTTTCTGCGTCTGCTCATTAAAACATCTCCATAATGTTGCGTTTACCTGCTGCCTCGCCCTGCAGCGGTTCGTTAGCCAGGGCGTGCATGACCGCCCAGGCTAAATCCGCGTGACTGGCTTCTTCGCTGCGGCTGGCTTCGTAGGTTGGGCGGTTGCCGCTGGCCGTAGTGGCGCGGCGGATTGCCATAAATGACTGCGCGATGTCGAGGTGTCCGGCGTCAAACTCCAGGCGCTGATGGCTGATGATGTCGTAAGCCTTGAGCACTAGGGCGTTTTTGACGTTGGGGTTATAAACAAACTCTTTGACCTGTGGGAAAAACGCCTTCACGTTTTCATAGACGCCGAGGCCAACGCCGGTCGAGTCAATGCCGATGTAGGTGACGTTATACTGTTTAGTCAGCGCCTTAATGGCGTCGGCCTGCGCGCGGAAGTCCATTCCGCGCCACTGATGCCGCTCAAGAATGCGGAACTTACCGCCCGACACGGCAGGCGGTGCGATAACCACACACCCCGCGCTGTCGCCGTTTTGCGTGCCTTTGGCCGGGTCATAACCGATCCACACTTCGTTATAGGCAAAGGGGCGCAGGGCAAAGGCTTCGAAGTCCTTCCACACCTCCCAGCTGTCTACCATGCACGACTGCAGCATGGTCAGCGGGAACACCGACGCCAGATCGTCCACAAACTCACACATCAGCAGGTTCTGGTATTCCGGCGGGCTGTACTCAAGGCGCAGCTGGTCGAGGTCAAAGAGGTTACAGCCACCGCTTACGGCATCCTCAATCGTGACAATCTGGCGATACTGGCCGTCGTCGCAGTACCGGCCCCGTGAAAGGTTGCCGTGCGTCAGATCGATGTCAACGCGCTCCGCTTTGGCGCGGCCCCGGTTAAACAGCGCGCCAGACCAGAACGGATAGGCGCTGTGCGTGAGGCTGGACGGCGTGGAAAAATAGGTCTGTCGCCATTTTTTATGCAGCGCCATGCCCGATGCCACTTTGCGCAGTTCCTGAAATCTCGGTATCCAGAAATATTCATCCAGGTAAAGGTTGCCGTGATAACTCTGCGCGGTGCGGGCGTTGGTGCCGAGGAAGTACAGACACGCGCCGTTAGTCAGCGTCATCGGGTCGCCTTTCAGGTCTGCGTCAGCCTCGCGTGCAAACTCAATAATGTACTGTTTGAAAACGTGCGCCTGCGCCTTACTGGCGGATAAAAATATCTGGTTGCGTCCGGTGGTCAGTGCATCGATCAGCGCCTCGCGGGCAAAATAGAATGTCGCACCAATCTGGCGCGACTTGAGGACGTTCCTGATGCGGTGCTTGTTTCCTGCTTCCCACCAGTTGCGCTGATAGCCGAACATCGAAGCGTGAAAAATTTCCTGTAATTTTTCGATCTGTTCGTCGCTGAAAACGTTCTTTTCCGGTGGTGTGCGCGGCCCTTTGTTACGGTTCGCCACTTTAGGATTGAGATCGGCCTCATTGCCGCCGTTGTTGAATTTGCCAATGCGCGCCTGCTGCACAGCCTGACGGCTTAACAGGTCAATTTCCTTGTAATCCTTCCCTTCTTTGTCCTCTTTCATGACCAGCTGTGTGTAGCGCGCGGCAGTGGTGAGCTGCATCTGGTCAAGCGGGCCATAGTCGCCCCACCTGTCGCGTTTTTTCCAGCTGTGAACGGTTGCGGGTTTCTCTCCCAGCATTTCAGCAATGCGGGCGATGCGGTATCCCTGAAAGAACAGAAGCAAAGCCTGTCTGCGGGGATCGAGGTCTGCGGGGGCGATTGTCGTTGTCATGGCCCCAAAATACGGCCCGCCCGATTCCTTTTCCGCCGCCCGTGATTGTGTGAATTACGGTACAACGCCGCCGCGTTGTTTCAGTACCCCTCTCGCCGCAAACATAGGGACTCACAGAGTTTTTCAAACCGGAGCCTGGCACATGACAGTAGCTGCAAAGCGTTTCCGAATCGGGGTGGAAGGTGCCACTACCGACGGGCGCGAAATTTCCCGCGAATGGCTGGTACAGATGGCCGACGCCTACAACCCGTCGGTTTACACCGCCACGATTAATCTGGAGCACTTAAAGTCATACGCACCAGACAGCACCTTTAACCGCTACGGCACGGTGAGTGCACTGGTGACGGAAGAAATCAAAGACGGCCCGCTGGCCGGAAAAATGGCCCTGTATGCCGACATCCTGCCGACGGGTTCACTTGTCGAGCTGGTTAAAAAAGGTCAGAAACTTTTTACCTCAATGGAGGTGAATACCAAGTTTGCCGACACCGGCAAGGCATATCTGGTCGGTCTGGCCGCAACTGACGATCCGGCAAGCCTCGGCACCGAGATGCTGCAGTTCAGCGCCAGCGCTGCCAAAAACCCCCTGGCAAACCGCAAGCAGCACCCGGACAACCTCTTTACCGCCGCCGCTGAGACCGTGATCGAGCTGGAAGACGTGCCGGAGGCAAAGCCCGCTCTGTTTAAGCGCATTCAACAAATGTTCAGCAAGCAGCAGCAGACCGACGACGCGCGTTTCAGTGATGTTCATCAGGCCGTCGAGCTGATTGCCAGCGAACAGCAGAGCTACAGTGCAGCCAATGACAAGGCCGTCAGCGAGCAGGCAGAGCGCATCGGTGCTCTGGAATTGCAGCTGCAGGAAACACAGTCCGCGTTTGCCGAACAGCAGACCGAATTTAACGAACTGAAAGCGCAGCTGAGCCAGGAAGACGGTCGCAAAGACTTTCGCCAGCGCGCACCGGGCGGTACTGCACCCGCTGCCACCCTGACCAACTGCTAAAGGAGCAGCAAACCCCATGAAAACGACTACCCGTTTTGCTTACAACGCCTATTTATCCCAACTGGCGCACATCTACAGCGTGCCGGTTGCCGAGCTGTCCACCAAGTTTGCCGTAGAGCCGTCCGTGGCGCAGAAGCTGGAAGACACCATTCAGCAGTCAGCCGCATTCCTGACGCTGATCAACGTTATCGGTGTGCAGGAGCAGTCCGGCCAGTTGCTCGGCCTCGGCGTCGGTAGCTCTATTGCAGGCACGACAGATACCAGCACCAAAGAGCGCGAGCCAACCGATCCGAGTGCGATGACCGAAACCGAATACACGTGCGCGCAGACCAACTTTGATACGGCCATCACCTACGCGAAGCTGGACCTGTGGGCGAAATTCCTGGATTTCCAGGTGCGTATCCGTGACGCCATCGTGAAGCGCCAGGCGCTGGACCGCATCATGATCGGCTTTAACGGCATCAAGCGCGAAAAGACATCCGATCGCGTCAAAAATCCGATGCTGCAGGACGTTAATAAAGGCTGGCTGCAGAAGCTGCGCGAAGATGCGCCTGATAACGTTATGGGCAGCGAAACCAAAGACGGTGTAACCACGGCTAAAACGGTCAAGGTCGGCATTAAAGGCACCTATGCCAACCTTGACGCACTGGTGATGGATGCCGTTAACGAGCTTATCGATCCCATCTTCCAGGACGATGACGAACTGGTTGTTATCTGTGGCCGCGAGCTGCTGGCCGACAAATATTTCCCGCTGGTCAACAACGGGCAGGACAACGTTAACAAGCTGGCCGCCGATCTGATTATCAGCCAGAAACGCATGGGCGGCCTGCAGGCGGTTCGCGCGCCTTACTTCCCCGCCAATGCGGTGATGATTACCCGCCTAGATAACCTGTCGATTTACTGGCAGGAAGACACCCGCCGCCGCTCGGTCATCGACAATCCGAAGCGTGACCGCATCGAAAACTTCGAATCGGTCAACGAGGCGTATGTGATCGAAGACTACCGCTGTGCCGCACTGGTCGAAAATATCGAAATGGGTGACTTCACGGCACCGGCAACCGCCGGAACGGAGGCGTAATCCATGAGCCTGAGTCCCGCACGGCAGCACCGTTTGCGTGTTCAGGCTGAACAGGCCGCCCTTGAGGGCGGCAGTGTTCGCCACGCCAGCGGCTATGAGCTGATGCTGCTGCAACTGACCGAAGACCGCCGACGCCTCAAGGGCGTTCAGTCCAATGCCAAAAAAGCCGAAATTAAAGCCGAAGTCCTGCCGAAGTATGCCGCCTGGGTGGATGGCATCCTGAGCGCCGACAGCCCGAATCAGGATGACGTGGTGATGTATGTGATGCTGTGGCGCATTGATGCCGGTGATTATGTCGGTGCGCTGACCATTGGCCGGCATGCCCTTAAACACGGCTGGGTGATGCCGCAGGGATTCAGCCGCAACGTACAGACGCTGCTTGCCGAGGAAATGGCCGACGCCGCCAGGGCCGCCATTCTGGCAGAAACTCCCTTTGATGCTGACCTGCTGCTGCAGACGCTGGACGCGGTGGGCGGGCAGGACATGCCGGATCAGTCACGCGCGCGCCTGCATAAATCCACTGGCTGGGTACTCACCGAAAACGAGCCTGAGCTGGCGCTGAATCACCTTAAGCAGGCCCTGCAGCTGGATGAAAAATGTGGGGTGAAAAAAGACATTGAGCAGCTGGAGCGGAAAATCCGCAAAGACAGCTGATAACCGAACGTGCCCACGCGCGGGGCGGCACGGGGTGACGACAGGCAGCGCCGCATCAAAACCCCGTCCACCGCCCACCTATTCAGGAGCAGTAACGATGGAATTTGTAGCACCCGAACAGCCGAAGGTTGCGGCAGTGCAGTGGCCCGTTGCGCCGGTGATTATCCCGAATAACTCATTCTGGCCGGACATGGATTTGCAAAAATTCCGCAGCGCGATGCGTGTTGACGGCACCGTGACGCCCGACCGGCTTAAACAGGTGGTGCTGACCGCCATTGCAGAAATTAACGCCGAGCTTTACCCGTGGCGTGAGCGGCAGGAAATGAAAGGCTATAACGCGCTGGCCGACGTACCCGCCGAGAAGCTGGCAGGGCAGAGCGTGCGCCTGCACCACTATGAAAGCGCCGTCTGGTGCTGGACGCGGGCGGTACTCAACGAGCGTTACAGCGACTTTGACGCCACCGCATCCGGCGTGAAGCGTGGCGAGGTGCTGGAAGATGCCAGCGCCGAACTGTGGCGGGATGCGCGCTGGGCCATCAGCCGCGTGCAAGATCTGCCGCACTCCGTAATAGAGCTTATTTAATGAAAGTGCGTGCGCAGCAGTATGACACTGTGGACGCACTTTGCTGGCGTCACTACGGGCGCACGCAGGGGGTGTCCGAGCGTGTGTTACAGGCCAATCCGGGGCTGGCGGAATACGGCCCCACCTTACCTCACGGTTTAGAGGTCGAGCTGCCGGACTTTGCGCCCGCAGCCACGGCGCAGACCGTGCAGCTATGGGACTGAATCATGTGGGAAAGAATCAGCACGTTTATCACCTGGTCGATGGCCGTTTTTATGGCATGGCTGGGCGACTTATCGGTTAAAGACGTTTCAACGTGGGCCGGGCTGATTATCGGCATCGGCATGGCGCTAATCAGCTGGTACTACAAGCACAAAACCTACCAGTTACTGGCAAGCGGGCGCATCACACGGGAGGACTATGAATCTGCAGACCGTTAAACGCTGCGCCGTCGGCGCGGTGCTGGCCATCGCCGCCACACTGCCGGGCTTTCAGCAGCTGCATACCTCGGTTGAGGGGCTGAAACTGATTGCTGATTACGAAGGCTGCCGCCTGAAACCTTACCTGTGCGATGCGGGAGTGTGGACCGACGGGATCGGCAACACGCGGGGCGTTGTGCCCGGCAAAAGCATTACCGAGCGGCAGGCCGCCGGGACGTTTATCACCAATGTGTTACGCGTTGAGGCGGCACTGGCGCGCTGCGTGGCGGTTTCCATGCCGCAGCAGGTCTATGACGCGCTGGTGTCGCTGGCGTTTAACGTCGGCACCGGCAACGTGTGCGCATCAACCATGGTGAAACTCATCAGGGCCAGCCGGTGGCGCGATGCCTGTCATCAGCTGCCACGATGGGTGTACGTGAAAGGCGTATTTAATCAGGGGCTGGATAACCGGCGCGGGCGCGAGCTGAGCTGGTGCTTAAAAGGGGCGGCAGCATGATGCGCGCCGTTGCAGTGACCTGCTTTGTCGTGCTGCTGGTGACTGCCGGGCTGCTGTCGTGGCAGCTGCACAGCGCAAACAGGACCATCGGCACGCAGATGGAAGAGCTGGCCGCAAAGGACAAAAAACTGAGCCAGAAAAACAGCCAGCTTATGGCGGTCAACATCCTGGCGCAGAGCAGCAACCTTGCGCAGACGCAGCTGTATGCGGCGGCTGAGAAAAACAACGCACTGCTGCGCCAGCGGCAGCGCCAGATTGAGGATCTTAAACTTGAAAATGACGCACTTCGCCGCTGGTCTGATACCCCTCTGCCTGATGCTGCTGCCCGGCTGCGCCAGCGACCGGCCCTCACCGGAGGTGAATCTTACCGTCAGTGGCTGTCCCAGAATAACCCGCTGCCAGCTGGGGCCGTCGGCGGCGCGCACTAACGGCGATTTGCTGGCCCTGCTGGACGAAACCGAAACCGCTTGGGCGGCCTGCGCCGACAAGGTGGACACCATAGTAACCTGCCAGGATAAAGACGATGAACAAGCCGCAGTCCTTACGCGAAGCCCTGAATAGCGCCATCCCTTACTTGCAGCAAAACCCTGACAGGTTTCACCTGTTTGTTGACAGAGGTGCGCTGGTTGTCACCAGTGCCGCGTCAGTGTCGTGGGAATACCGCTACACGCTTAACGTCATCATTACGGACTTCACCGGCGATCAAAATTTGCTGATGGCGGCGGTGATGTACTGGCTGCGCACCAACCAGCCTGATGCGCTGCAGAATCCCACTGAGCGCGACCAGCTGTGCACGTTTGAAGTGGATATTCTCGGCAACGGTGCGTGTGATATCAGCATCAATTTAAAGCTGACAGAGCGTGTTATTGCCGAGGAAGTCAGCGGCGTGACAGAGGTCAGAGCCGCGCCGGAGCCGGACGGGCCAGAGGAAGCCTGGACGGTGAAACGTGGATAATCTGCACGAGGTTGACGCTTGGCTGGATGCGCTGCTGGCAAAGCTGGAACCGGCAGAGCGCAAAAAGATGCTGCGCGAGGTGGCACGCGACGTGCGGCGGATTCAGCAAGCCAACATGACGGCACAGCGTGCGCCCGACGGCAGCGCATGGGAACCGCGCCGCGTATCCGCCAGGACAAAGCCGGGGCGAATAAAGCGCAAGATGTTTATGAAGCTGAAGACAGCAAAGTACCTCAAGATAAAAGCAACCGGTGACAGTGCAGAGGTGGCTTTCATTCCTGCCGTGCAGCGTCTGGCCCGCGTTCACCATTACGGCCTGCGTGACCGCGTGAGCAAACGCGGCATTGTGGTTAAATACGCCGAGCGCTCGCTACTTGGCCTAAATGGATATTCTGAAGGAGTACTAAAATCAATTTTTTTAAGCTGGCTAATTAACTAACATCACCATGCGTATATTAACCTTATGGGGCTGCTGGTGGAGTTGTCTCATCATTTAATTGGTTGAGTTATCAATCTTTTTTATAAGGGTTGTGATATTTTCAATCATATTTTCAACATCACTCTGGGTAGGCTCATAAGATGTGTGGGCAGTTTTGTGTCTAAGCGAGTCTCTGTCTTTTTTAACTTTTTGCCACTCCAGTTCTGCTAATTCTGGTATGGATTTTGAAAAGTACTTTTTAAAGAGTTTTTTACACCTTTCTTCAAAGCTTTTCGTCTTTTTAAGGGTTTCTTCAATTTCATCATCTCTCAATCCAGTGTCGCTCATAGCGTTAATTAGTTTTATTCTAACGAAGTTTTCGATAGATGCTGAGGCTTCCAAAATTGCTGAGCGATAAGCGCCCTTGGTTTTTAGGTTTTTAGAGCGGATTAAAAGTAATGATGATTCATCTATCTTTTTCTTGTTTAATAAGCTTTCTTTGAATAAATTTGTTTTAGATTCGTCGTGAGTGTGTAAAGTAGAGCGGAGGATTGGAGTTATAAGACCTGTGAATGGTGTGCTTCTAATTACTAATCCTTCATATATATACTGAATTAGCACTCCGCTGGTGAGACCAGATGCGGCTTGATATAATGAAATTTCTTCTGCAAAAAAATCATCAAAATAGATGCTGTATTGTTTTATGAAATGGTTCACCATTTCAATTGAATAGTACGCTTGGGAGGGCGGGTGAAAAAATTTCGAAAAGGTTTTCTGTACTCCTACTTGTTCTTTTATTTTTTTTATCTCCTCTTTGTTTAAGCTATTTAATGCTAATGTTGCCTCGGCTTCAGTGGGGTAGGTTTCTGATTGATGTAGCCTTGCACGTACTGCGCTAATTACATCTTCGTCATTTATTGGTTCTAAGTCATTGACGTTGAGGCTAATTTCAGTGCTTACTATAGTCCTAGCTTTGACCAGTGATAACCCTTCGGATAAATAGGGTGTTAGTTTTTCTTTTGTATCTATTGCGGTTGGGTACTGGAATTGATTGTGAAGTTTGATTAATGCATAAAGATTATTGCTGATATTCATCTTTATGATCTTATTCTCAAAAGAGAAGTCATAATCACCATCTTTTAAATTCAAAATATAAGGTAATTCAATTATATGTTTTGAGGTGAAGTTCATCGCGTGCAGCCTTAGGGAATGTATTGTGTCATTGCTCATACAGTGCCACAAGAATGAAAAAAAAACCTCATAGGTAATGATGTGAGGATGAACGAAAAACTGACCGAAATCATGCGCCTTATCACCAACCTGATCCGCACCGGCACCGTGTCCGACGTCGATCCGGTTAACTGGCTGTGCCGGGTGAAAACGGGCGACCTCGAAACCAACTGGATTAACTGGCTCACCCTGCGCGCCGGTAATACGCGTACATGGTGGCAGCCCACCGTTGGCGAACAGGTCATGTTACTGAGCATGGGCGGCAACCTTGAAACCGCCTTTGCACTGCCCGCGATTTATTCCGATGAATTCCCGCCGCCGGATTATTCAGAGAACGGCAGCACTACGCAGTTTAGCGACGGTGGTTTTTTTCAGTACGAACCGGCAACCGGCCAGCTGCTGATAAAGAACATCAAAAGCCTGCGCATCGAAGCGGCGGACGGCATTCAGCTGCTGACTGAGGCATTCGGGGTTGAGGCCAGTAAAACAACCCTAAACAGTGAAACGGCCATTAACGGCGCAGTCACACAGCGCGGCGGTGCGATGAGTTCTAACGGCGTCGTGGTGCATACCCATCAACACGGCGGCGTCAAAACCGGTACTGACACATCAGGAGGCCCGGCGTGATGTATCTCGGCATGAACCGCGACACCGGCAAAGCGCTGACCGATATCGATCATATTCGCCAGAGCGTCAGCGACATTCTGATGACCCCTGAGGGCAGCCGCCTGGCGCGTCGTGAATACGGCTCCATGCTTTCCGCGCTCATCGACCAGCCGCAGAACGGCGTAACCCGTATGCAGGTCATGGCGGCGACCTATGCCGCGCTGAGCCGCTGGGAACCGCGCATCCGGCTGATTTCAGTGAATTACACAACGGCTTATGACGGTTCGATGGTCGTTGAGATAAACGCACAGCGTGCCGACGGTTCGCCGCTGGCAATGACCATCCCAACGAGGGTAAACCGTGGCAGTGATTGATTTATCGCAGCTTCCCGCGCCGGAAGTCATTGAGGTGCCGGATTTTGAAACGCTGCTGGCCGAGCGCAAAGAAAACCTGATTGCGCTGTATCCGGCAGACGAACAGGCCGCCATGCGCAGCGTGCTGGCGCTGGAATCCGATCCGCTGGTCAAGTGCCTGCAGGAAAACGTCTACCGCGAAATCCTGCTACGCCAGCGCATCAACGAGGCCGCGCAGGCGGTTATGGTGGCGTATGCGCTCGGCACCGATCTGGATCAGCTGGCGGCTAACAACAACGTTAAACGCCTGACCATAAGCCCGGCTAACCCCGACGCCGTGCCGCCCGTGGCGGCGGTGATGGAGTCCGACGACGATTTACGCCTGCGCGTGCCGGGGGCGTTTGAGGGGCTGAGCGTGGCCGGGCCGACGGCGGCGTATGAGTTCTACGCCAAAAGTGCCGACGGGCGCGTGTCTGACGTGTCGGCAACGAGTCCGGCACCGGCGGAGGTGCTGATTACGGTACTGAGCCGGGACAACAGCGGGGCGGCAACGGCGGATTTACTGAACGCAGTGAATGTCGCGTTAAACGCCGAGGAAGTGCGCCCGGTGGCAGACCGCGTAACGGTGCAGGCGGCAGCGATATTTGACTATGAGGTGAAAGCCACGCTGCACCTGTTTGACGGCGTGGCCGCAGGCCCGTGTCTGGAGGCAGCGCAGGCCGCAATGGATACCTACCTGACTGACCAGAAAAAGCTGGGCCGCAGCGTGCGCCGCGAGTCTTACGGGGCGGTGCTGCGCGTGGCGGGCGTTGACTGGGTGGAAATCACCGAACCGGCGCAGGACATTATTCTGAACCGCACGCAGGCGGGCAACTGCACGGCGGTGGCCGTTACCGTTGCCAGCGATAACGGGGGTAAAGGATGAGCCAGAGCCTTTTACCGCCCGCGTCCTCGGCGCTTGAGCGCAGGCTTGCAGAGGCGTGCAGCGGCATCAGCGGGCTAAACGTCCCGCTGCGCGACCTGTGGAACCCTGCCACCTGCCCCGCGTGGTTTCTGCCTTACCTTGCCTGGTCATTTTCGGTTGACCGCTGGGATGAGGCCTGGACAGAAACCGTTAAACGCCGCGTAGTGATGGATGCGTTTTACATCCATCAGCACAAAGGCACCATCAGCGCCGTGCGCCGCGTGGTGGAGCCGTTCGGCTTTCTGATCCGCGTGCTGGAGTGGTGGAAAACCGGTGAAGAGCCCGGCACGTTTCGCCTGGATATTGGCGTACAGGAACAGGGGATTACCGAGGAAACCTATCAGGAGCTTGAGCGACTTATCAGCGATGCCAAACCCTGCAGCCGTCACATGCTGGGAATGAGTATCAACCTGCAGAGCAGCGGCCCGTGCTTCACGGGTGCGGCCAGCTACGACGGCGATGACCTTACCGTTTATCCCTATACACCCGATCTTATCTCCGTCAGTGGCCCGGCATATGCGGGCGCGGCGGTTCACGTTATTGACATGATGGAAGTGGGACCATGACTCAGAAATTTTACGCCATAGTGACCAACCTGGGCGCGGCGAAGATTGCTAACGCCGTGTCGCTCGGCACAAAACTGAATATCACGCACATGGCCGTTGGCGACGGCGGCGGCACGCTGCCAACGCCCAACGCGGCGCAGACAAAGCTGGTTAACGAGGTGCGCCGTGCGGCGCTCAATTCACTGACCGTGGATGCGGCCAACAGCAGCCAGATTATTGCCGAGCAGGTTATCCCCGAAACCGAGGGCGGTTTCTGGATCAGGGAAATGGGCCTGTTTGACGCTGACGGTTCGCTGATTGCGGTCTGCAACACGGCAGAAACCTATAAGCCGCAACTGCAGGAGGGCAGCGGGCGTACGCAGCGTTTGCGTATGCTCATCATCGTGAGCAGTACCGAGGCCGTGACCCTGAAAGTCGATCCGTCGGTGGTGCTGGCGACGCGCGAGTATGTGGACGAAAAAGTATTAGAGGTGCGCCAGTACGCTGACAGCCTGATGACGGCGCACCTGAAAGCCGCTGATCCGCATACGCAGTATGCACCGAAGGAAAGCCCGGTTCTGACCGGCATCCCGAAAGCCCCCACGGCGGCAGCGGGAAACAGCAGTACGCAGCTGGCAACCACGGCGTTTGTGCAGGCCGCGCTGAGCGCCCTTGCGGGCGGCGCGCCTGCCGCGCTGGACACCCTCAAGGAGCTGGCCGACGCGCTGGGCGGCGATGCGAATTTTTCCACGACGGTGCTTAACAAGCTGGCCGGTAAAATGGACATCGCGAAAAACGGCAGCGACATAGCGAACGTGTCTGCGTTTCTCAAAAATCTCGGCCTGGGCGACGGTTCGGCGCTGCCGGTCGGCGTGCCGGTGCCGTGGCCTGTTGCAACAGCGCCATCAGGCTGGCTGCGGTGTAACGGTGCCACGTTCAGCGCGTCAGATTACCCGCAGCTGGCGAAAGCCTATCCGTCGCTGCGGCTGCCTGACCTGCGCGGCGAGTTTATCAGGGGCTGGGATGACGGACGCGGGGCTGACCCTTCGCGCGTTTTGTTGAGTCAACAGGAAGGCACGGTGGTGGGCGGTTATGACGATAACGAAGATGGCGATTTCAGCGCCATCAGTTCACCGAATTACGCATTCAGCGATCCGCTTACCGGGGGCCAGTTAGCTTCCATTCAGGGAAAAACGTGGATTAACAACTCATCATCGAAAATGAACAAATATGACTGGTTTGCTTACTCATCAACCCGCCCGCGTAACGTCGCATTTAACTACATCGTGAGGGCAGCATAATGACACAGCAGCACAGTGAAGCACTGAACGCGGACGGCCTGGCTGTCGCGCCCGTTACCGTTAACGTTTTTAACTTTGATCAGGCGAGCGGAATTTACACCGGCAGCAGCCTGGAGTTCCTGCCAAAAGGTGTCGGTCTGCCCGCGCACTCTACGGCAGTCGCGCCCCCTGATGACGTTGCCGGGCAGGTGTGCGTTTATAAAGACGGCAGTTGGCAGCAAGTGCCGGACCATCGCGGCGAAACGGTCTACAGCACGGCAACCGGTGAGGCGGTGACAGTCACGCAGCCCGGTGATTATCCGGCCGGGACAACGCCGGTTAAGCCAGAAACGGCCTTTGACCGGTGGGGCGGCGCAGCCTGGGTAACTGACAAAGCGGCAAAACAGCGCGCCGCCGTTGAAGCGGCCCGGGCGGAGAAAAGCGCCCGTATCACCGAGGCGGCGAGTGTGACACAGGCATGGCAGACGCAGCTGATGCTCGGCATCATTTCCCCCGACGATAAGGTAAAACTCACGGCATGGATGACCTACCTGCAGGCCGTTCAGGCGACAGACCCCACCACCGCGCCCGCCGTCAGCTGGCCTGATCGACCCGCGCAGTAATCAAAGGCCCGCTTCGGGCCTTTTTCCTTTGTGTGATTTGCCAGACAATGGCCGCAGGGTGCGCCCGCGCGCCATCCCTTTCACCATAGCGGAACCCCTTAACAGAGGATCTGCTTTATGGCACAGGATTATCATCACGGCGTGCGCGTTGTCGAAGTCAACGAAGGCACCCGAACCATTACCACCGTCAGCACGGCCATCATCGGCATGGTCTGCACCGCTGACGATGCCGACGCGGCAGCGTTTCCGCTCAACCGCCCGGTTTTACTCACCGACGTCACTACCGCCATCGGCAAGGCCGGTAAAACCGGTACGCTGGCCGCCTCACTGGACGCCATCGCCGACCAGGCAAAACCGCTCGTCGTCGTTGTGCGCGTCGCGCAGGGCGAAACCGAGGCGGAAACCACATCCAACATCATCGGCGGCGTGACCGCAGACGGGATGCGCACCGGCATGAAAGCGCTGCTGGCCGCGCAGAACGTCTGCGGCGTCAAACCGCGCATTCTCGGCGTGCCGGGGCATGACACAAAGGCAGTGGCAACCGAGCTGCTGAGCGTCGCGCAGACCCTGCGCGCCTTCGCGTATATCTCGGCTTACGGCTGCAAAACCGTGTCAGAGGTCATTGCCTACCGCGCCAACTTCAGCCAGCGCGAAGGGATGCTCATCTGGCCTGACTTCATCAGCTTTGACACCGTGCTGAACGCTGACGCGACGGCGTATGCCACCGCCCGGGCGCTCGGACTGCGCGCCAAAATTGACGAGGCGACCGGCTGGCACAAGTCCCTGTCTAACGTCGGCGTGAACGGCGTCACCGGCATTTCAAAAGACGTGTTCTGGGATTTACAGGACCCGGCAACCGATGCGGGCCTGCTGAACCAGAACGACGTTACCACGCTTATCCGCAAGGACGGTTTCCGCTTCTGGGGTTCACGCTGCCTGAGCGATGACCCGCTGTTTGCCTTTGAGTGCTACACCCGCACGGCGCAGGTGCTGGCCGACACGATGGCCGAGGCGCAGCTGTGGTCCGTTGACGGCGCGCTGAATCCGTCGCTTGCCCGCGACATCATCGAAAGTATCCGCGCCAAGCTGCGCAGCATGGTGAATCAGGGCTATATCATCGGCGCAGACTGCTGGCTGGATGACACCGTGAACACCAAAGACACGCTAAAGGCCGGGCAACTCATTATCGATTACGACTACACGCCGGTGCCGCCGCTGGAAAACCTGATGCTGCGCCAGCGCATCACGGACCAGTATCTGGTCAACTTTGCCGCCAGCGTTAAAGCATAAGGAGCTGAACACATGGCCTTACCCCGTAAGCTAAAACACCTGAACCTGTTTAACGCAGGCGACAACTGGCAGGGCGTGATCGAATCGCTGACCCTGCCGAAACTCACCACGAAGTTTGAAAAATACCGGGGCGGCGGGATGCCGGGCGCGGTGGATATTGATATGGGCCTGGACGATGGCGCGCTGGATACGGAATTCACCATCGGCGGCACTGAGGCGAAGCTGTTTAAACAGATGGGTACGCCGACGATTGACGGCATTCAGCTGCGCTTTACCGGCTCCATTCAGCGCGACGACACGGGCGAGGTGCAGGCGGTGGAGCTGGTCACCCGTGGCCGCTACAAGGAGCTGGATTCCGGCGAGTGGAAGACGGCGGACTCCAACACCACCAAAGTGTCGGCAACCAACAGCTACGCCAAGCTGACCATTAACGGCGAAGTGCTCTACGAGGTGGATCTGGTCAATATGATTCACATCGTTGACGGCAAAGACCTGCTGGAAGCGCACCGCAGCGCGCTGGGCCTGTAATCACGGCGGCAGGCGCTGGCCTGCTGCTTTTATCAATTTTATTCAGTGGATTAAGAACATGAGCGACATCAAAAACGAAAAAACCGTCACCCTGGACACCCCAATCAAGCGTGGCAAAACCGAGATTAAAGAGATTGTCCTGCGCAAGCCGCAGTCCGGTGCGCTTCGCGGCGTGCGGCTGCAGGCGTTGATGGAAATGGACGTCAACGCGGTAATGGCCGTGCTGCCGCGCGTGTCAACGCCTGCGCTGACGGTGCAGGAAATCAACGAAATGGACCCCGCCGATCTGGTGTCGCTGTCGGTGGAGGTGGTGTCTTTTTTGTTAACGAGGTCGGTGCTTTCGACTATCCCGCAGAGCTGACCGTTGACGATCTGGTGGCGGACATTGCCACCGTGTTTCACTGGCCGCCGCCGGTCATGTTCGCGGAGTCGCTGGCGGACGTGCTGATGTGGCGGCACAAAGCGATCCTGCGTAACGGAGCCGGTGACGATGAGTGACAGAAACCTGCGCCTGCAGGTAGTATTAAGCGCGGTGGATAAAATTACCCGCCCTTTCCGTAATGCGCGCGACGGTTCCAGGGAGCTGTCTGCCGCCCTCAGGGCCAGCAAAGACCGCCTCAAAAGCCTGAACGATCAGGCCGGGCGCATTGACGGCTTTCGCAAAACGCGCCAGCAGCTTGCCATCACGGAGCGCAATCTTGCCTCGGCCCGGCAGGAGGCCGCCGCACTGGCGACGCAGTTTGCCGCCACCAACCGCCCCACGGCGCAGCAGTCCCGCTTACTTGAGCAGGCAAAAAACCGCGTTAATGACCTGCAGCAGAGTTACAACGGCCTGCTGCGCTCGGTACAGCAGCAGCGCGGCGCGCTGACCACCGCCGGTATTGATACAAAGCAGCTGAGCGCGGCACAGCGCCGCCTGAAAACCGACGCCAGCGCCGCAACGGAGGCGATTGAGCAGCAGCAGCGCGAGCTTAAAAAGCTGGGCGAGCGCCAGGCTAAATTGCGCGCCGTGCGTGAGCGCTACGGCAAAACGCTGGAGGCCCGCGATAAGGTGGCCGGAGCCGGGGCGACAGCCACGGCGGCGGGCATGGCAATGGGCGTGCCGTTTGCTGCAGCAATTAAAGCCTCGGCGGATATGGAAGACGCCATGAAGGGCGTGGCAAAGCAGGTCAACGGGCTGCGTGATGACAAAGGCAACCGCACCGCGCAGTTTTACGACATGCAGGCCGCCATCAAGGCCGCCAGTGAGCAGCTGCCGATGGAGCACGGCGCGGTTGACTATGCCGCGCTGGTTGAGGGCGGCGCGCGCATGGGCGTTACCAACCAGAATGACTCTTACGCCGACCAGAAGCGCGATTTACTGGCCTTTGCCACAACGGCGGCCAAAGCGTCAACGGCGTTTGAGCTGCCCGCCGACCAGCTGGCCGAGGGGCTGGGTAAAATCAGCCAGCTGTACAAGATACCGACCCGCAACATTGAGCAGTTGGGCGATGCGCTCAACTATTTAGACGATAACGCGATGTCGAAAGGCGCGGACATTATCGATGTGCTGCAGCGCATGGGTGGCAACGCCGACCGGCTGGACTTTCGCAAGGCGGCGGCGCTGGGTTCAACGTTCCTTTCACTCGGTGCCACCTCTGAGATAGCGGCGAGTTCGGCCAATGCGATGGTGCGCGAGCTGTCGATTGCCACCATGCAGGGTAAGCGCTTTCAGGAAGGGATGACGCTGCTTAAGCTTGACCCGAAAAAGATTGAAAAGCAGATGACCACGGACGCGATGGGAACCATCATCAGCGTTCTGGAGAAGGTCAAAAAACTGCCGAGCAGTAAGCGACTTAGCGCCCTGACGATGATATTCGGCAAGGAGTTCGGCAAAGATGCGGCGAAGCTTGCCAACAACCTGCCGGAGCTGCGCCGACAGCTGGCCCTGACGCAGGGCGACGCCGCCAGAGGTTCGATGGAAAAAGAGTCTGCCATCAACAAAGATTCCCTTTCCGCACAGTGGATGCTGTCCAAAACCGGCCTCAATAATGCGATGAGCGGTCTGGGCGACACACTGCGCCAGCCGCTGATGGACATCATGGGCCTGATTAGAAATGTCACCAACAGGGCGGCGCAGTGGATAGATAAAAACAAGGCGCTGGCTGGCACGCTGGTAAAAGTCGGTGCGGCGGTGTCTGCCATCGTTATCGGTCTGGGGACGCTGGCTATCAGCTTTGCGGCCATTGTCGGGCCGATGGCGGTTATCAGGCTGAGTATAGCGACGCTGGGCTTTAAGGGCGCGGGCGCATTCGGGATGATCGGTAAGGCGTTGCGTATCGTCGGCAGCGGCGTTATCTGGCTGGGCCGCCTGATGTTTGCCAACCCGATTCTGGCATTCATTGGCCTTATTGCCATGGGGGCAATTTACATCTGGCGTCACTGGGACACCATCGGGCCGATGTTTGATGCACTCTGGCGGCGGGTGACGGATAACACGTCGGCAGCATGGGAGGCCATCAGAGGCAAAATAGCCGGTGCGTGGACGTGGGTTAAATCCCTGTTCGCGGATGGCGCGCTGCAGGGGATCATCAGCAAAGGCTGGGATGCGATACGCGACGGCATCGCCGGGGCATGGCAAAGCATTAAGGTAGCCGTGTCGCAAAAGTGGGATGAACTGGTTAACTCGGCCAGCACACTGCCGGAGCGGTTCAAAGAAGCTGGCAGCAACATGATCAGCGCCATGCTCGACGGCATCACGGCCAAGTGGGAGGCGCTTAAAGCTAAATTATCATCTATGACAGACCTGCTGCCGGACTTCATGAAACCGTCCGGCGACAAGCCTGCGGCACCTGCCGCGACCAGTGGCGGTAAAAATCCCGACAGCCCGACGGTCCCGCCGCGTCCGTCACGGGTTTACAGCCTTCTGCCTGATTTCATGAGGCCAGACGCCGGAGCGTCAGACCGGCCCGCCGCTGTCGCCGGGAGTGCCAAAACGGCGACCGGCTTTGCCGGGCTGTTTGACAGTGGCGGCTACATCCCCGCCGGTCAGTATGGCATTGCGGGCGAGAACGGGCCGGAGCTGGTCAACGGCCCGGCGCGCATTACCAGCCGCCGCCGCACTGCCGCACTGGCCGCCTCGGCGGCGCTGGCGATGGGTATGGCTGCCGCACCTGCCGCCGCGCGCCCGTTTCATCCCATGAGTCTGCCCGCTGGCAGCTATGTGCAGGAAAAGGTCACAAAGCAAAGCGCCATAACTGCCGCGCCTGTCACCATTCACGCGCCCATTACCATTCATCAGCAGCCGGGACAGAGCGCGCAGGACGTGGTGGCAGAGGTGATGCGGCAGCTGGATGCAAGAGAGCGCCGGGCGAAAGCCCGCGCGCGGAGTTCTTACCGTGATCAGGGGGGATTAGACGAATGATGATGACGCTGGGGCTGTTCGTTTTCATGCTGGAAACGGTGCCTTATCAGGAGCTGCAGCTGCAGCGCAGCTGGCGGTTTCCGTCTAACAACCGCGTGGGCTTTCGCCCGTCGCTGCAGTTTGCCGGGCCGGACAACGACACGCTGACGCTTTCCGGCGTGCTGCTGCCGGAGCTGACCGGCGGCAGGCTGTCGCTGTATGCGCTGGAGCAAATCGCGGAGCTGGGGCGCGCATGGCCGCTCATTGAGGGCAGCGGCACCATTTACGGCATGTTTGTGATTGAGAGCCTGAGCCAGACAAAAGCCGAGTTTTTCAGTAACGGCGCGTGCAGACGTATTGAGTTCACGCTCATGTTAAAGCGTGCAGACGAGTCGCTGGGCGAGATGTTCGGCAGCCTGAGCGGCCAGCTGGATGCCATGAAAAGCGCGGCGGCAGGGGTGGCCGGTAAAGTTACCGCAGCAGTGGGAGGTCTTTTCTGATGATGCAGGCAGAAAGCTGGTTAAAAGGGGCGGCCAGCGCCCCGGCGTTTCGCCTGACGATGGAGGGCGCAGACGTGACGCAGAACATACAAAAGCGGCTCATCAGCCTGACGCTGACCGATAACCGGGGCTTTGAGGCTGACCAGCTGGACATTGAACTGGACGACGCAGACGGCCTGCTGCAGCTGCCGCGCCGTGGCGTGGTGCTAAAGCTGGCGCTGGGCTGGCAGGGTGAACCGCTTATCAGCAAAGGCAGCTATACGGTTGATGAGATTGAGCACAGCGGCACGCCTGACCGGCTGACGCTTCGCGCCCGCAGCGCCGACTTTCGCCAGACCCTGAACACTAAACGCGAAAAGTCGTGGCACAAAACCACGGCAGGCGAAATTGCGAAAGCCATTGCGGAAAAGCACAAGCTGGGTTTAGCGCTGGGCGCCGACGTCGAGAAAATGGCAATCGACCACATCGACCAGACCAACGAATCCGACGCCAGCTTTCTGATGCGCCTGGCCCGCCAGTGCGGCGCGCTGGCCTGCGTGAAGGATGGCAAACTGCTGTTTATCAGGCAGGGGCAGGGCAAAAACGCCAGCGGCAAGGCGTTGCCGGTCATCACTATCCAGCGTCGTGACGGCGACAGCCACCGCTTTACCCTGGCTGACCGCGACGCCTACACCGGCGTGATTGCCAGCTGGCTGCATACCCGCGAGCCAGCGAAAAAGCCGGAAACAAAGGTGAAGCGACGCCGCAAAACCACGGCGAAGAAAAAAGAGCCGGAAGCGAAACAGGGTGATTATCTCGTCGGCACAGATGAGAACGTTCTGGTTTTAAGCCGCACTTATGCCAACCGGTCAAACGCAGAGCGGGCGGCAAAAATGCAGTGGGAACGGCTGCAGCGCGGCGTAGCGACCTTCTCGATTCAGCTGGCGCGAGGGCGCGCTGAGCTTTACACCGAAATGCCGGTAAAGGTAACGGGGTTTAAAAAGCAGATTGATGACGGGGAATGGATCATCACCACGCTGACGCACAGTCTGAGTGCAGACAGTGGCTACACGACCAGCTTAGAGCTCGAAGTAAAAATTGAATCATTTCAAATGGAATGA